GGGTGCAACAGGTCTTCAAGGTGCCACAGGTCTTCAGGGTGCTACAGGTCTCCAGGGTGCAACAGGTGCTCAAGGTGCAACAGGTCTCCAGGGTGCTACAGGTCTCCAGGGTGCAACAGGTGCTCAAGGTGTAACAGGTGCTCAAGGTGCAACAGGTGCTCAAGGTGCTACAGGTCTCCAGGGTGCAACAGGTCTCCAGGGTGCTACAGGTCTTCAGGGTGCAACAGGTGCTCAAGGTGCAACAGGTCTCCAGGGTGCTACAGGTCTCCAGGGTGCTACAGGTCTCCAGGGTGCTACAGGTCTCCAGGGTGCAACAGGTGCTCAAGGTGCTACAGGCCTTCAGGGTGCTACAGGTCTCCAGGGTGCAACAGGTGCTCAAGGTGCTACAGGCCTCCAGGGTGCAACAGGTCTCCAGGGTGCAACAGGTGCTCAAGGTGCTACAGGCCTTCAGGGTATCGAAGGTCCTACAGGTCTTACAGGTCCCACAGGTCCTACAGGCCCCCAAGTTTGTTTTGAGTTAACTTTTGAAGATGATGGTTCTTCCACCGACCCTTCTTCACCGGGAATAGCTTTCTATGACAGTTCAGGCAACCAGACAGATGATATCAATAATGTAACAACTATTAAAATGGCATCTGCAATATATGCGGATTATTTTAATAGCTGTCTTAATGGGGGAGTAATTACAATTTCAAGATTCCAACAACCTGGTACTCTTGCTGTATTCTCATACACAGCTAGTTCAGAATCCGCTTTTATAGTCACTTTTACAACTATAGTAAAACTAGCAAACACCTCAGGTAGTCCCTTTTCAGATGGTGACAAAGTATGCATTGAACTAGTTTGTAGCCCTGAAGAAGGTGCAACAGGTGCTACAGGTGCTACAGGTGCACAAGGTATCCAAGGTGACACAGGTACTACAGGTGCTACAGGTGCAACAGGTAGACAAGGTGACACAGGTACTACAGGTGCTACAGGTATTCAAGGTATACAAGGTGACACAGGTACTACAGGTGCTACCGGCCCTCAGGGTATACAAGGTAACACAGGTACTACAGGTGCTACAGGTATTCAAGGTATACAAGGTGACACAGGTACTACAGGTGCTACAGGTGCCACAGGTATTCAAGGTATACAAGGTAACACAGGTACTACAGGTGCTACAGGTGCCACAGGTATTCAAGGTATACAAGGTGACACAGGTACTACAGGTGCTACAGGTGCTACAGGTATTCAAGGTATACAAGGTGACACAGGTACTACAGGTGCTACAGGTATTCAAGGTATACAAGGTGACACAGGTACTACAGGTGCTACAGGTGCTACAGGTATTCAAGGTATACAAGGTGACACAGGTACTACAGGTGCTACAGGTGCCACAGGTCCCCAGGGTGCTACAGGTATTTCTAACCCATTAGCAGATTGTTCTGAAAAAATTGAAGTAGGAGAACAACTATATAATGAAAAACAAAGAGTATCCCTCTTTACAGTAGAAAATGATGATACTTGCCAATTTGTTTCTGGGAGTGATGATTTTGTAGTATTAGGGATACAAAATGGAGGATTTGAAGGAGAAAATACCCAGGAATTTATATTTGGTAAAAACAATTTTAATCAAGGGGACGATAATGTTACTCATGCATTAACTTCTAAAGTCCCTAATAGACAAGAAAGTGGGTCTTATTTAAATAGTACTACAAATGCAGGTAATATATTTAAATATGATTGGGTCCAACAAAAATATCATACTGTATCAAATGATGGTAATATAGATTTAACAACATTCAAAGTTCCTAAAAGTATATTTTTTAATAAAGACTCAACCGATTACAGCTATACTCCTGTTCAAGGTGCTTTCTCTTCATCCTTTGATTATATAAGAATCCATCACATAGCCAACACAACTCCCGCCTCCTCAGTAACCCGCCATCAATCTTTTACACATACTATTACTTGGACAAGAGGAAATCAATCTGCTACAACAAATACAGGAGGTGTAGCTGCCAACATAATAATTAATACTGTAGAAGATACTAGGTTTCCTTTAAGTAGTATAATAGTATCTCCGTCTTCATTTGTTGCTAGTTTTGACACTAGTGGAAACTTAGTATTATCGGGATATCATTATAAAGTAGGTTATGCTAATCATATGTTTGATTATAAAGCAATAGGTAATATTAATAAGATAACATCATAATGCCAGGATATTCTTCATTTATAGGATTAACTCCTACTACAGAAATTGTTTTCCCTTTTAGTTCATCTGTAGAAACCTCAACCCTTTTATCAAATGTAGTAGCACACAATGATATTGGTAATCCTTCTTATACTTACTTATTTAAACCTTTTCAAGCAATAGTTCCTGCGGGAACCCCCGATTATACACTAGTTGATTTATTTGAAGTACCTTCTAGAGAATATAATTATATAAAAGTATTAATGTGTACTTTTAGAGAAGACTTTACTGATAACGATGAAAGTGACTTTTTAATAGAGTATAGGGCAACATGGAATACTTTATCTACGTCCATCACCTTTAATACAATCTCACAAGAAACTAAAATACTACTTGCTCCCCCAGGCAATCAATCCCAAGGAATAGCCCTCTATCCAAACACTCAAAATTGTTTTGGTATTGGAGCTAAGGTACCAACTACAACAAGTGATATAATAAAAATACAAGGTTATGGTATAAGAGGAGTAAGTTTTAGGGGAATATATGAAATAGTATAAAGTGAGCATATTTAATAACATAAAACTAACTTCTCCTCTTATTAGAGTAGGTAGTACAGAGAATATACCCCCCTTAGACTCAGGGTCCCTAGAACAAGTAGCTACTATGGCCCCTATCATGGGGAGTTTCCGGGCTACTTTAAAAGGTGATGCTGGAGGGGTATATATTCCTTTAAAAATAACCCCCCCTAGAACTACTAATAGTTATTATCCTGCTACATATCCTTATAATACTATACGATTAAAAGGAATAGCTCTTAAAGAACAAACTCCTAACATAGCAACAGTTACAACAGGGTTTGATGTCTGGACTAATATAAGTAATCCTTTTATTGCAAATACAATTGAAGTCCCAACTACATCCACAGACACAATCCAATTCCCCATAGTAGGAGCAAATGATACCTTCCCCCTTCAGTCAGGAGCTACTTTTACAGATAACTCCCCTTATAATCAAATATTAGTATCCTGGAATGGGGATGGTTTAAGGTTAGATTTTCAACAATCCCTCCAAACAAATGAACCTTATTTTATAAGAGGCACATATTTATTACTATAATGATAGGTTTAAACAAATTACAACTTTTTTCACCACCTTTAAATATTTCTTCTGAAGGTAAAGATTTTTATGCTCCTCTCGTAAGATCTTTTGGATCATTCTATTCCCCCTCCCAAATCCCACCAGAGGGAGGTTATGAAACTTTTGAGTATTTAAGTGTAGATTTAAATATAAATAGCGAAAATAATGATACCAGTTACATATATAGAGGAGTATACATTGAAGGAATAATTAACCCTATTCTCCCCCAATCCCCTTATCGGAATCTTCCTTTTTTCCATTATGTCCTATATACATGGGACGGAAATGTACTTAACAATTTTGAATTAATTGAAAATATTAACCCCTTTCTTGGTGAATCCCCCCTATCGGGAAATGGATTTACTGTAAATAATTCGTCCTTTTCATTAGATTTTAATATTGATCTTTCTTGGGTCTCCACTCCCCAAGACGATCCTCTATTTAAAATATCAGGAATATATTATACAATTTAAAAAATACACTAGTTATGCCTACATTCGGAACAATAGCATCAATCATAGCAAGCTCAGGTTCAATACCCACTTCATCATTTCAAATTTTACCTTTCTATGTAGCCGATCCTTCATATGGATTAGGAAGCACTTCTTCTATTGCTGCTAGTATAAATGCTAATATACTTACTCAAAGCAGTGCAGGGGTATCAGCAGAAATGACTTTTAACCTTTCTTCACCCCAAACTTCTAACACATCAGGAACCCCCATACTAATACTATCCGCTACAGGAAGCGTAAACGAACCTAGAGTAGGCATAGGAATCGCAGCTAGTGATGCTTTATATAGCCTGTTAGATATAAGATCCCCTACAGGTTCAGTTCCTGCTTCTATCATTCTTAGAACTAATGAAGATGGGATAATCGAAGTAGGGGAAGAAACAGGTAGAATCACGTTTGCCATAGAATCTTCATCCTATTTAAATACCGGATTTATAGCGAGTGGTTCAACAGCTGCTATATATTCTAGAGTAATAGGCAGCTCTCCTCAAGGAACTTATGGATCTTTAATTTTTGAGGTTAATGATGCCAGTAATATTACTTCTCCTACTAAAGCTGTAGAAATAGGATATGGTTTAGGTGCTTCTAGTACTGAAGTAGGAATTCATATGTCTGGAACTTTAGAACTTGGAAGTACTTTTCCTTATTTGAGTATTGTAGAATCTAGCACATCTAACCAAGTAGTTTATTTAGGAACAACTACTAGTCCAGGTGCTCCCTTTGACCAAGGTGAACTTTTTATAAAAGATGGAGGAACTACAACTATTAGATTGGATAGTAATGGAGATTCTTATATAAACACAGGAAATAATTTCTCAATAGGAACTACAACTGCAACAGAAAAACTAACAGTAGATGGTAATATAAGTGTTACAGGAACTGTAGATGGAGTAGATGTATCTACTTTAAAAAGTGATTTTGACACTTTAGAGGGAAAAACTCTAGTTTCAAGCTCAGCCCAAATTAGTGTTAATGAATTAGATGGTCAGTATATAGAGTATCTTACTCGTGATTCGGTTTATACTAATAATTCCTATGAAGGTGAAATACTTAAGTTTGGAGCTGGTTCCTCTATGTCTTTTGGTCAGCTTAGATATATGACCGCCGCAGGCTCCCCCCTTGCCGCACGATGGGCTAATACCGATGCCGATGCAGAGTCAACAACTGCTGGTATGCTAGGTATTGCATTAGGAACAAGTGCTACTACGGATGGTTTCCTCTTAAAAGGGGTTATTTCATTTGCAAATAGCTTTGATCCAGGAGATACACTTTATGTGAGTCTAACAGCTGGAGAAATAACGAATGATATTAGTTCTTACACTACAGGCGACATAGTTCGCATAGTAGGGCATGCTATGAGTACAGGTCTAATTTATTTCAATCCTTCACCTGATTATATAGAATTAAGTTAATATGGCTATAGCTAATAAAATAAACAATATCTCAATTTCAACTATGTCTAAACTGCAAGGGGTATCCCTGGCAAGCATAGGAAAAATTACAGGTATTAATAGAACATCAAACCAACCTTCTATCATCACAACTAATCTAGTACAACATTTAGATGCTGGTGATTCTAATAGTTATAGTGGTACTGGTACTACATGGTTTGACCTAACTTCAAATAATGTAGATGGTATTTTTAGAGGGTCCCCCACCTATAGTTCTACTGAGGGAGGTGGTTCTTTTTATTTTGATGGTGTTGATGATGCTATAAAATTTGATTATGATGATGCCGCCCCTATTCGTATTGGAGAAGAGTCTGGGGAGGTTGATTGTATTACATCCCCCAATAGTTGTACAAGAACATATGGTAACCTCTCTTCTTATGGAGGTATAACTTTTCAAGCATGGGTTAGGACAGCAGGCACTGGACATTTTAGATTTTTCAATAATAACATGTCTGTTACTACTTCAGAGGCAACAAGTAACAGGTATAAGTATTACCAAGGAGTAAACCTAGTAATAGCGTCGGACGGTAGGGTAATTTGCCACCTCATGGATGGTAACGGAGGAAACTCTGGTGCTGATAGAAGAGGCAAGAGATCGTTAGCTTCAGGATTTTCTAGCTACCTAGGATCTTGGGCAAATGTAGCCTATGTAATACCTGGTGATACAGTAACGGACATCTCAAACATAAAAATTTATGTTCAGGGTATAGAAGTATCAACATACGGGACTGATAATGGATCCGGATCGGGTTTAGGATATAGGGCTAAATTCTCCACTAGCCAGGGGAGTGATTATCATGGAGGACTTATGCTCTCAGCAGGCAACTTTGCTAATGGTTATATGGCCCAAACTTTAATGTATAACGACACTTTAACAGACGCTGAGGTCTTACAAAATTTTAACGCAACAAAAACAAGATATGGTTATTCCTGACGATTCTCGACGATATGTAATTATTAGGACTGCAGATAAATCAAACGTTAATTTTACTGAAGTTTTAGAAGATGAAAACTACTTACGATATTCTCTTGATGGGGTTTACTTCATTGTAAAGTTTGAAGGAAACACTCCCCCCAGTATATTAGCTTTATCCCCAACCGAATACACTTATGGAGAAATACAATCCCTTTTAGAAGGACCAAATTGGAAACCTGACGAAGAAGGAGGACTTATTGATTAAATTTGTTTTTTTAAATTAAAATTATGGCTACAAAAACACCTTTTAATTGGGATAATGCAAACTTTATATGGAGTCAAAATCCTTATACTTGGGATGATGTTGCTTTAGTTAAAGAAGTAGTAAGTGCTGGTTCTTCCTACCAAGAAGTTTTTAAAGATAAAAAAAAGAAAGAAAAGTTTATTAAACTCATCTGCAAAGTTGAAGGCACCGAATATAAAGAAACCAAAAAGATTAAGAAAAGGCAAATACGTATAACGGACATATCCCTAGTTGCTAAAGAAGTATTAGGCATTGACATAAAAATAGAATAATAATGTATAAACTATTTACAGATAAAACTGAACTCTTTGAGTGTAATATAAAATTAGAAGGTGCCTCTTTAAAAAAAAGCCATGCTCGTTTATTAATTGAGTCTGAATCTGAAGATATAGCTTTAGTATTTAAAGGAACCATCACAACAGATGGCAAATGTAAAATCCCAGTAAAAAAACTAAAGGGTCTTCTTCCTGAAAATACGGGGGGTAATATAAAATTAGAGGTAATAGCAGAAGATACATATTTTACTCCTTGGGAATCCAAATTTACTGTAGATGCAGCTAGGAAAATTACTGTGGAAGTAAAATCTCAACAAGCTGAAAATATTATAATGGAGGAATCATCTCCCAAAGTCTCTGTAAGTAATATTAACGAAAGCGTGTCTATTTACGAAAGGGAACATATCGTTAAACTACTACGTCTATTAATAAAGGAAGATATTAATCTTAATAACCTTTCTGTAAAAAAAGATAGACTTAATAATTTAATAGGAACTTACCTCCAAGAAAATAGCATTGATAAAAAACAAAATAAAAATATTATCGAAGGCTTACTTAAAGGGTTATCTAAAATAAAGTAATATGGCTGGACCCTTTGACTTTAAAGGTCAAAAAATACAAGATACCTATGGTAGAGTAGTACAAATAGCTACTGGCAGTCTTTACGATGGTAAAGGTACACTTATTAATGCTAATATACAAGCAATAGCAGATGCGTCAGATCAACGTCAATCTGAATCTATCGAGCTGTCTGCTATATCTTCGAGTGTAGTTGAATTACAACACTTTAGTTCATCGTTAGACGCTAATTTTGCTACGGACGCTGAACTATCAGCACTGTCATCATCTATTTTAGTAACTACTAATAATTTAGCTGATGATATAGATGAAAATGAAGAAGAACTTGATAACCAAGGTGCAAGAATAGCAACATTAACAGCAGCAACTTCTTCTTATGTAACTTTTCCATATACAGGAAGTGCTATAATTACTGGTAGCTTAATACTAACAGGAAGTATATTTGCTGAAACAACAGCTGGATCCCAAACCTTAGTAATAAAATCTGCAGATGCTAGTATAAATAATAATGCTAGTGTGTATATTGGTAATACTACTAACCCCACAGTTAGAAATGTTGCAATTGGTTACATCAATTCCCCTAGATATGATAGTGTTCAAATAGGTGGTAGAAATGTAGGTGGGGGAATAGGTGGTGTAGCTATAGGAGATAGTGCTGCTAGTAATAATAGTACTTATTCTACAATAGCAATTGGAGGTAGTGCAAATAGATTTTCAAATGGCGATATTGGTATAGGTCAAAGTGCATTATATAATGATGGTAATGTTTATGGGAGTGCAGGAACCATAGCAATTGGTCACAACTCAGGAAATGGACAAGATGGTACCCAAAATGTTATACTAGGCTCCCAAGCTGCTAGAAATTCTTTAGGAATTAATAGCATTTTTGTAGGTTACCACTCAGGCAGATATAATATAGGTAGCAACAGTGTTATTTTAGGACATAGTGCTGGTTATAATGTTACTGGCTCAAATAATGTACTACTAGGCTACCAAGCCGGCTACAATCTTACAGGTTCAAACCAACTCATAATTGCTAACAATAGCTCATCTGCTCTCATAACAGGTGACTTTGAAAATAATACCTTAGACATTTCAGGCTCTTCAACCATCATTGGTTCAGGGAATAATCCTTTAAATACAATCTTTTCAGTAAAAAATCCTTTTAGTTCTCAAACTAATTTATTTAATATAGGAGAAAAAGGTGATATTGCTTTTCAAGGAGGTCCCTTTAGTAATAGATTTATAAGTTCAATATACCCTGAAATGAGACTATGGGGTGGTCAGGGTACTATAGGATTTGATGGAGGTAGTTTCCTTTTAAGAGCAGGAAAAAGATTTGCTATTCAACATCACCCCGGTTATACCGAAGGTATTAGGTTTGGAACATTTGGTGGTAGCTATTATGCTGGTTTTTACAATCAAAAATTAGGCATTGGAACCTCATCCCCAAGTGAAAAGCTTACAGTAAACGGAAACATCAGTGCAAGTGGTAACTTTATAACAGATTCCCACATTACAGCTTCAGGTTCAGTTAGCGCCTCAACATACTATGGCGACGGCTCTAATCTCACAGGTATCTCAACTACCCCTTTCCCTTACATAGGAAGTGCTGTAATAACAGGCTCTCTTACAGTATCCGGATCTGTAGTTGACTTCACCTCAGCATCAACAGTTAATCTAAATATAGATTCTTTACCTCTAATAAATCCTATAGTAGAGTATTTAGATGTTACCTCTAGTATTGCTAGTGGTACAACTCTAACTTTACCTAATAACCTTTCATATATTTCTTCGTCAACATATGAATATATTGAAATATTTATGAACGGACTAAGAATAAGGTATGATAGAGATTTTGTTCCTATGTCTAATACCACAATACAAACCCAAATCACTTTCCCTTCAGGAAGTGAGTTAACATTTAAATCCCTAAAAAGATGAGTCACGTACCACATGTCCCCTTACTAGATCTTTTGTCTGAAAATATAATGTTTTTATATGGTTCACTCCATCAAAGTGATATTACATACGATCTTGAAAATGGCTTAATGACATTAAATGGAGCAAGTATATCTTACGATGAAAGTACTATAGATAATAATATAGAAACTATAAATAATTTAATACAAGAATATAAAAATGAAAATGAAGAAGAACATATTAATATAATTACTATGTTAGATGACATACAAAAAGTTTTATTAGACGCTAAAGATAGACTTTCATGGCTACAATAAGATCAGTATTTTCCCCAGGAACAACATTTAATGTTTTAGATCCTAATGCTTGGGTTGGAGGAGTAGTCCCTGGTCCTAATGACATAGCCCAAATTGGGGAAAATGGAGATTATAGAGCATCCATTCATACGGACAGATCTCCTTATAGCACCTATGCTCCTCCTTTTTCAGGTTCTACTATAGTAAAAAACCAAGGAAGTGTTATTTTCCCTTGGGAAGGAAATGATGTTACTATTCCTGTTAATTCAAACGCTTATAATTTTAATAATGAGTATCAATGGCCCAATACTAATGGGAGTTTTTTAATATACCCCAGGCAAAATACTCCTGATTTAAGGTTTCCTATTAAAATAGATTATATAAGTAAATCTATAGATAATACTTACACTTTTCAATCCTGCAGTATTGATAGAACTTATAGTAATTGGGTATATAAAACTGGGTCTGATGATTTATATGATGCAGATCTAGATGAAAAAGGATACCCTAAAGAAATATATACTGTTGTAAGATATAATGATTATGTGTATCCACTTCATACTAAATTTGAGTTAACAGGTTCTGATACTTGGCACGTAGGCCAAATTGAAACCTTAGAAAGATGCCATTTTACCCTAAAAGATAATGCCACTTTAAAATTAGATGGCTCTACTGTAAACCCTAATGCTATTTACAACAATTCGGACTCTTATAACAATGAGATTAGGATTTTAAATAACGCTACTTTAGAATTAACTGGTAGTACCCAAAGAACCAATGCTGGCTTTTATTTTTATAATAGGGGAAACTCTTTTAACTTAATCCAAATCTCAGGAAGTGATTTAAACCCTGTTACTACTTTATCCCAATCCGCTAATGCTGGAGATAGTGTAATAACATTAACTAATACTTCAAGTATAGGAGAGGGGAGTATAATAAGTATCGATAACTTTAAAGAACCTCCTCCTAAGTACAGTGCCCCTGTATGGGATGATTCCCACAACCCCTATGGGTATCAGGGCCCCATAACTTACCCCACTGGTTCTTTATTTTCTTGGAGAAATGCTGCAAGAGGAGGCATAAATGTAGTTGAAGGTCTTACAGATAAGACAAACGAAGTTGTTCAAGTCATATCCCAATCAGACCACGATTATACTATTGCTAAGTTATTTGGTAAAGAAGGTAAAATACAAGAAGATTTAGGAACTTATACTTATGAACAATTTGTTCAAACTTTTAGTGGAAGTTTACCTATTCCTTATGAAGGAAGCAAAAGAGCAGTATTAATAGATTCTTTACATAAAGACTTCCAACCTGGAGAAAAACTAATAATAAGTAGATCTAAAGTAGTGGATATTCTCTACCAGGACTATTATTTATCAGAATCTTTATTTCTAGATTTTACTAATGGAGCAACCACAGAATCAATACATGTATCTCCCTATTCAGGATATACGGGGTCAATTGTAGATGTTACTACAAATGGTAATTATCACCTTTATTATGAAAATTATTTTAGGGCATCTCAACATTGGGTTACTACCCCCCGGACAGGTTCGGATGGAGTAACTGTTACTTCTTCTCTTCATATAGAACAAGGGGCTGAAAATTTCCCTTACCAAACCAATAACCCCGACTACCAGTATTCATATTTTTTACTCCCTAACACTTATTTTCATGAAGGGGAAATAACTATAAACTATGACAGAAACCAAAATTTAAATGGGCAATGTAGAACCCAAGCAAGACTTTATTGTATTTTAGGTCATGGCCATAGATCTAATGGTTTATACCCCAACCAGGGTAGTGTATATAGTAGTACACAACTATATAATTTTGGTAATCAAGATAGATACAATTATATTGGAGGAAGATTAGACCAAGGTTCTTCAACATTAATAGGGATGAGAACCTCAAGTTCATTAGGGTTCCCGGGACTTATGTTTCCTAATGCCACAGATGATTATGGAAGAAATTCTCAAGATGGTTACAAACAGGGGAAATTTACTTTTAAAGTAGATATTAAAAAAGGTCTAGCCAGTGGGTCTTTTAATGGTCAGCCTACTAGTGTACAACACAATGTTCAAGTTGATAGACAACCTATTTTATTTCATGCTCGTAGCTCAATTAATATATTTGATATTAGAGTAAAAGAATATTATCAACTAGTTTTATTGGATACTGAAGAATCTTTTGATTATAAAGATGAAGTACTAGAAGGAGCACGATTAGAATATAACCAAACAGCAGGAAAACGTGTAAGAGCAAGTGGTAATAGGATAAAAGATCCTTTAGGTTATAGAAATCTAACTCGTGATATAAAACAAAACGGTAAAGAAGCTACCATATTACCTTATATGCATAGTTGTACCACCACAGTGGCACAAGATGGAAATTATAATAGTTTTTACAATTTTGCTAGTAGCCAAACCCACGGTGGAGAATTAATAGACCATTATCTTCCTATATATGATTATGGTCCTTATCGATATGAAAAAACTGGAACGGGGTTTTATGTGATCTATGATTTACAAACTGAAGTCTCTATGTCTGCTTTAGCATTTAAAAGTTATTATGACTATAACTATGAATACACAGAAATGGCTGGAGAGCCTGTAGGAATAGAAGTTTCTAATGATTTAGAAAATTGGACAACTGTATATGCTCCTACTAATGACCCTCGTTATACCACAAGAGGGGGGCAACTTAGATTTTATGATTTTACTAGTGGTAGCATTTCTGCTCGCTTTGTTAAATTTTCTAAAAATGGATCTTCTCGCACTACTAGAAACATTATTAGCTACTTAGGTTTATATAATTTCTACGATGAAAACAATCAGGATATGGGTAATACCATAGAATTATACAATGCTGATATGTTTGAAGTAGGAGATAGAATATTTTTTCACGAAGCTAAACAACCATATCATGGAGCCGCTCGTTTTAACTATGGAAATAACCAATCATACCCCGGAGTAGCTTGGCAAACCTTCCCAGGAGTAAGAGCAGGTACTACTACAGATGATGATGTATGTGGTGGTTTAACATATCTACATACTATTACAGCTAAAAATGGTAATAGAATAACTCTTGATAGAAAAGTAGCAAATTATCCTATTTATAAAGATACCTTTGTATACAAATGGAATCAAGGTAGTATTAATTTTAAAGGTAATCATACTAATTTAGGAACTTGGTATAATAGAAGATTTTACCAAGGAGGAAATAATAACTATCAATGCATAAATGCTAATTTTGATCACACTTACGTATTTAGCGGATTGGATGGGGGTGGGGCTGATAATAGTGTTTTAAATACTATAGCTGAAAATGTATCTATAAATAACGTAGATGATGGTAATAGTAATGGATTAGGTGCTAATTTAATTAAAAATTGTAACCTAGTTGGAGGAGGATCGAGTGCAGGAATAGGAGGACAAAACAATCAATATGGATTGGGGTTATATAATGTATTAGTATTTAATAATGTTTTACATAATTTTTCTTGGAGACCAAATGGTACTTTTGGTCCTAGGATAGCATCTTATATAAATCATTATACTTTTAACTATAATAGACATTATGGGCAGGCTATTCAATATATAATGTCCCTAGATACTTCAACAAATATACAAGTACCTCAAGTTTATAACTATAAACATAATTTTGTAGAAGCTACTAATAGTGATTCTTTTACTTATATGAAATCTTATTTGGCATTAGAAAGTTTATCTCAAAATTTTAAAAATGTATCCTATAAAGATAATTATACATTTTTCACCTACAGAAGAATGAACGGACATGGAAGTGGGTATGCTTCTCAAGCTAGAGCAGTTATAGCACAAAATAATCCTAATTTAGAACCATTTAAATATTATGGTTTAGGATCTGATTCTTTTTATCTACATAAAAGTATGTACAACTATGGGTCTCTTATCCCCCAGAATAGTCAAATAGGGGCTCCTGATTTATATAAAAACAATCCCCTCACTAAACGTGATGATTTAGTATTATTTTCTAGACAGTACCCCATGGCTACCATATGTAAAGAAGAGTCCGGAAGGTATGGAATTTACCCTATAGATAATGCAGGATATGCAGTAAACAACCAGGCTAATTATAATCATCCTTTTCTTTATTATTGTAAATTTAGTATATATGATACTCAAGATTTAAAAATTTACACTAATTTTGATTATTTTAGACCCCAATATTTTGGGTATAGTGGGAATTCTTGGGACAATAATAGAATTAGACGAGGGCAATATGTTGAAAAATCATATTATCCTCGAGTAACATTATTACATGGTGATACTAAAAAAATTATAGGTAAGGAAGAACTTTCTTATTATGGGGAAAACACTTTAACTTACAATAAAACCCACACCCTGACCCCAGGAGATTACATATTTACTTTATCTTATGAAGATACTTCTATGTGGCGTGCTATTCAAATATTTAATCATGGACCTATAAAATTTAATTTATTTTCTACAAAACCCTCCAAAGCAGAGGTTCATTATAATAATTGGAATGTTTATGAACTTTTGGATGGCAAATCCCTAACCCCCACAGAAGACATGGTAGCAACTAATGCTGGAAAATTCAAACCGTTGAGAGCATCTAATACTCTCCCCACAGGAAATATAAAAATAAGAACACTCAAGCTATGAAATTCCAAATATTAAATAATGAAGAATTAGGTTTTTTTGATAACAATGGTGATAAAAAAGCCGTTTTAAAATTATCTGGATCTGATTTTATATTAGACCCCGTAGATACAGGAGCTAATATAATAATGGGTCAAGGGGAAACTGTTAATGATTTAGAATTAGGTATAGTTTCTACTCCTATTAATATGACATTTTTAGGAGGAGGTACTATATCTTCAAATACTGGTACTTTATATATAGGGGATGGGGTTAATAGTGATAAAGTCGTACTAACAGGGGTAACAATTTCATCCTCAGTAAATTTTGCTGCCGGCCTCACAGGCTCATTTCAAGGTAGTTTCTCGGGAGATGGGAGTAATATAACAGGTATTACAGCAACTACTGCTCCTGGTGGTAATAATAAAACAATACAATTTAACGATAATAATACTGCTACCGGAGGAAATAGCAATTTTACATTTGACAAAACCACAGATACTGTAGAACTTACAGGAAGCTTAAATGTAAGTGGTTCTGCAAGTGCTGATTTTTTCTTTGGTGATGGTTCTGGTTTAACAAATATTGTAGGAGCTTTCCCCTTTACAGGTAGCGCAGGAGTAAGTGGTTCTGTAATAGTAGAAGGACCTGTTACTGCTAGTGGATTTTCAGGTGACGGATCTGGATTAACAAATGTAGCTGGGGTATTCCCATTTACAGGCAGTGCAGGTATAAGTGGCTCTTTAGATGTAAATGGTAATGTTACTGCTACTGAATTTTATGGCAACGGTACTAATATTACAGGTGTAACCTCTACATTTGCCCCCACAGGTCAAGATAAATCCCTTCAATTCAATAAAGGAGGAACCGAAATATCAGGTAGTGGTGGTTTATTATTTGATTATGATAATGATTCTCTTTATGTAGCACAAGCAGTCACTGCTAGTGAATTTACAGGACACGGCTCCTTAAACACTCCTTTTATAGGAAATGCTGAAATTACAGGAAGTGCTATAATTTCTGGTAGTTTAAAGGTAACTGGTAGTTTAGAAATAACAGGTTCAGTTAGTGCTTCTAGTTTAAATATAGGAAACGAATTAAAAATTAATGGCCAAGCGGAACAAAGTGGAGATACCAGGGTTGGTATAGGTAATATTACTAACCCTACTTTTAGACAAATTGCCATAGGATCTGTAATTTCATCTAATGCATCTAATAGTGTAATGATTGGTGGTAGAGGTGTAGGAGGGGGGGGAGGATCAATAGTAATAGGAGATTCTGCAGCAAGTAATAATACTAACAGTAATATTGTAGCTGTGGGGAATAGTTCAAATAGATTTGCAGGCGCAGGGGGTGTTTTTGTAGGAAACGACGCTGGCTATCTTGGGGGTAGTTATTCAACAGGTTTAGGATCCTCCGCAGGAGCTTATTTAAGAGGAACCTATAATGTTTCAATAGGGAATTTAGCAGGTAAAGGTGTAGCATATGTTTCAGATGTTGAATATAACACATTTATAGGGGCTAAAAGTGGAGAATCTATAACCTCAGGAAGTGGGAATGTGTTTATAGGATACGAGGCGGGGGCTAGTGAAGTTACAAGTTCAAATCAACTCATAATTGCTAATAATAGTTCATCCGCTCTTATTAGCGGTGATTTTAGTACTAAAACAATTGAACTCCCAGGAAATAGCTTTAAAGTAGGCACCAGCAAACCTGCTGGTCCTGTTTTTGAGGTAGGGAAGGGACCCATATCTAGTTATACAACAGACTTGATTTTACGCCCCCAAGCAAACTCCGCTTATAATTTCCATTATTGGGGTATTATTAGGTGGGATCCATCTGGAACTAATGGAGGTTTAAGATTATTAAGTGGGGATTACATAAACTCAGTACAAATAGGAACAGGTTTATCAGGTTCTCCCACAGAATACATTATAGCTAATTTTACAAATTCAGGAGTAAGAATAGGAGATAGATCTACTCCTAACGCAGACTTAGATGTAAATGGAACTGCTATAGTAAGCGGAAATTTAGAGGTTAAAAACACTACCACAGATACAGGAGCTACAACTTTCGAAATAAAAAATAGTAATGGTGCTACATGTTTTAGAGTAAAAGATAATGGTCTTGTAGGTATAGGTTTAGGATCTAATGGAACTTTTAATATTGATGATAATGGGGGAAATAGGACTATAAATGTCATGAATTATGAGATTGTAGATCCTATATATAGTTTCAATATCACTGCGGGTGGAACATCCATAAACACCAACTCAGATACCCAAAATGTTGCTATAAACACAGTTAAATTTCAAAGGGGAAGTGGAGTAGATACTAATACCCCTAATACTCAAGCTTGGGAAATGGTAATGCCTACAAGTGCGGGTCACATTCGAAATTATAATATAATAAGGGGCAATGACTACTCCTCAGGTCAAGGATCTGCAGGAGGACCTCAAATGAATATATTTGCAGGAAGCGGAAGTGCTGGATGGGGTGATTTAGTACTCCAACACGATTTTGATCAAAGTAGAGGTAATGTTGGTATAGGAAAAGAACCTAACTATACTTTAGATATACAAAACGGTATTAGTTCTAACCTAAGATTAGGTAGTACTACTAGTAATCAAGGTGAACATAAAATAGGGTTTGGTTTCCATGATGGAGATAATGCTATGGGGGTTGCTATTATAGGTAAAGCGGATGGATCCTCTGGAAAAGGAACTTTATCTTTTGCTGCCCACAGCGGAGGGGATAATAATTCGGCTTCATATGCTGATAGGGCTTTAGAAATAGATTCCAATTATGTTACCACTTACACACCTGTAAGAGCTAAAAATGACTTATTTACAATAGGAGGCTCTAACACAGGGGATGTAGGATTATTTTTACATGAAGAAACTAGAACAGCTATAGTATCTAAATTATTAGGAGCAAGTAATACTAGTGATATAAGATTAGTCACAGGTATACCTAAAAATGGAGGCATAGTGTCTGCCTCTGCTAACCAATATGCTCGTTTAACTATTACTCAAGATGGAAACACTGAAATTAGTGGCAGCTTAACTGTAGGTGGGTCTGATGTTGATTTTAATAATTTACCCACCTCTAACCCTGGAGTAGCAGGCCGCTTATACCAAACAGGAAGTGCAGCTATAGGAGCCACTGCCGGATTCCAAGTCGTTTTAATATCAGAAGGATAAAAATTAATATTTATAAATAAAATAGATTATGCATAAACTAACTTCAAACCAATCTGTAATATATAACTCGGAAAATCAATCTTCGGGTGTATTAGAGATTATTCCCGAACAAATTATTTATCAAAATGATGGCTCTAACCACCATAATGTAATGTTAATATTTCCTATAAAAGTTAGTGAAACTAACACTTTTGTGGGAGGTTTAAATTATATTTTAAATGAAGATGAATGGGATACTTTCTTTGCTTCTTTAACTTTAACCTCTACTAACGAGTTTGATAAACAAGAAGAAGCAGCTTTGTTATACGCTAAATCCCAAATAGAGGGAAATTGGGGATTAACAGCTGATGATTGGATTTATTCAAGTTAAGTTTTGAACCCCGAATTCCATTTCATATATTGAAGTGTGTTTTGGCTTGTAGAAACTAACGAACAATTAGCCCAACTTAGGGCAAAGGATTTTAAGAACGTTTTTGTTGAACCTATATGGTCCAATGAAAACGTTCATCCTTACCATAGGGGAATACAAGGTTTCTACATAAGGGAAATCAACCATAGAAAAGGATTTATAGTAATATTACAACATAGTGAAGCTACTAGCTGTGGTATGGATGAAATTTATGAGCTCATATATAGCTTTGATGAGATATTTGTAAGGGATAGGAAAGCATTTATAAACATAGCACCTAGCCAAAAGCTTAGCGACATAGACTATATATATCCTACGGATATCCCAGACTCATTTCCATGCCACGAGTTTTTTTATAGGCAATACCCCAATATAGGTAATATAGGTAGCATTATCCCGATAGTAAAGCATTATGAACGTTGTGAAACGATATTTAACGCGGTTAAACATGTGTTTTCCATGGAGAAACCACCACACTTTGAGTTTTATAACACTAAGGCTACAAATGTGTTCTATTGGATTGAACAAGAGGGAATTAAGGCAGATCCCGAGTTATTTGAAAAGTATTTTAAAGCTAATGTTACTCCTTGGGACCATGTTTACACGTGTTTTAACCTAAAAACAACTACTACACGTCCCTCAAACACTTATGGTGGTGTAAATTATATGGCGTTGGATAAAAAAAGTGGTTGTCGAGAAGCGTTTATACCTAAGAATGACTTTTTGTTAGAGATTGATATTAGTGCCTACCACCCAACATTGGCGGCACAATTAGTAGATTATGAATTTGAGCATGAAGATATACACCAAGCATTTGCTGACATGTATGGGGTGGATTATAAAAAGGCTAAGGAGTTAACTTTTAAGCAGCTATATGGAGGGGTATTTAAAGAGTATAAAGAGTTAGAGTTCTTTAAGCGTGTAGAAAAATATATAGAGGATATAAGTAGTAAAGAAGAGTACAAGTGTAAGTCTGGATATGTTTTTAAAACAGATATGAAACCTCAAAAGCTGTTTAATTACATACTTCAAAATACCGAAACGTATTATAATATACTTATACTTGAGGAAATGATACATATACTTAAGAACAGTGAAACTAAGATTGTTCATTATACTTATGATTCATTCTTGTTAGATGTAAACAAGTCAGAAAAGGATATAATAATGTCTATCCTAGAGATATTTGGGAGGTATGGATTCTCCACCAAAATGGAGGCAGGTAGTAATTATAATTCTTTGGAAAGGGTGTAATATTTATACGTAAACCCCCCAACCATGAACAACAAGCTATTTTGTACCTTTACCTCTCTTGAAAATATGGAGAGGACATTATTAGAGGTAAAATCTAGCTACGACATACTCTATAAGAAGATTTTTGTTTTGTATATAAAGAGTAACGACGAATATGTTTGCACATATAATGTAGAGCCGAGCAGCGTAGAGAGAATTTTACCCGAAACCATATTAGTACATAGAAAAAAAGAGTCTAATACTTTATATACAATCAATGCACTTAACGAGTTAATTAAATCCCTAAACGGAGGGGTGGTTGATGTACGTTATAGGGTTAATTGGCAACACTATAGAAATACCATTTTGCTAACCCAGCACAATGAGTTAAACCAATTAAAGACAAAGATCCACAAGATTATTGAGCTCTAATTTTTTTTAATATTTATCAATAAAAAATATATTATGAACTTTGATTTTAAAAAATATTTAGCAGAAGGTGGTGTTCAAGGTTATTTGCTAACTGAAAACACTTTAGGTGCTCTAGCTAAAGCATCCCAAGAAAAACCCCTCTCAGATGAGGATAAACAGGCACTTGCATCCCCTGTGTCGGCTTTAGATTTAGTAACTAATGCTAAACTTCATAATATTTTACCTAAACTTCCGGAGTTAGTAAAAAAATATAATGTAAAGTTTATTCCCCATAAAAAACCATTTAAAGGAGTAGAACCTCTTCATGTAGCCTTATTTCTAAAGTACTTTAAAAATACCGGTTTGATGAAAACTGAGGATTTAAAAGGAAAGTGGATTTATATGGAAGACGAGACCTTTAAAAAACAAATTCCCGGGACAGCAAAACAGTTTGGTTTAAGTGATGGAGAACTTGATGCCGCTCTTCAAATGCTTAAAAAATAGTCTTAAAAAAATATTTAAAATTAAGCTTGGCTTCGGTCAAGCTTTTTTTTATATTTAGTAAAAGTTATATTTTAAACAGTTACATTATGGATTTAAATGCAATTCGCAGTAAGCTGAATTCCCTGCAGCAACAAAACAAGGGAAATGGAGGTTCTAACCAGAGCCTATTTTGGAAACCAAGCATTGGTAAACAGGTAGTACGTATTGTACCCAATAAGTTTAACAAAGCAAATCCTTTTACGGAAGTATACTTCCATTATGGGATTGGTGAACGTGTTATGATTTCACCCATTAATTATGGTGAAAAGGACCCCATTGTGGAGTTCGCGAAACAACTTCGCACAACCAGTGACAAAGAGAACTGGCGTTTGGCTAAAAAGCTTGACCCCAAAATGCGTATCTTTGTTCCTGTGATTGTTCGTGGTGAAGAAAGTGAAGGTGTCAAACTTTGGCAGTTTGGTAAAAATACTTACCTCGAATTCTTGTCACTTGCTGACGATGATGATATTGGTGATTTCACTGACATCCATCAGGGACGTGATATTACAGTTGATACTGTAGGCCCCGATGTTACAGGAACTGCTTATAACAAGTCCTCGGTTCGTGTAAAGACAAAGCAAACTCCACTTGGTGATGCTGACCAAATTCAGGGATGGTTGGAAAACCAATCAAACCCAACTGAGGTGTTCAAGCGTTATTCGTTCGAGGATATGAAAAATAACCTTCAATCCTTCTTGGCTCCTGAAGAACAGGAACAAGAGCAGGTTACAGGTAATATTCCTGATTCAAAGGGAGACGATCTCCCTTTTGATAAAGGGGGGTCTCAAAACAATTATGCTCTAAAGACTCCCCTAACGAAAACGAGCAAAGCAGACCAATTTGATCAATTATTTAACTAATGCCTAGAGGAAAAAAAGCATCACTAACGGAGGCAGTCTCCCAAGAACTTAAAGCAGGTTTTGACCTTAATAAATTTAAGGAAAAGAAAATGCTTAATGCTAATGCTAAGTTCAAGCCCCAACAATGGATACCACTTTCCCAAGCATTCCAGGATGTAACTTCAATCCCTGGCATCCCTGCAGGACATATTGTCTTGTTAAGAGGCCATTCTGATACCGGTAAGACAACCGCCTTGATTGAGGCGGCTGTCTCCGGTCAGAAAAGGGGAATACTCCCTGTGTTTATTATCACAGAGATGAAATGGAGTTGGGAACATGCTAAGCAAATGGGTCTAGAAATCAACGAAGTAGTTGATAAAGAAACAGGTGAAGTTACTGATTATAATGGTAATTTCATTTATGTAGATAGAGAAGCTATTCATTCAATTGAGGATGTAGCAGCGTTTATTTTAGATTTGATTGATGAACAGAAAAAAGGTAACCTACCTTATGACCTATTGTTCCTATGGGACTCAATTGGTTCAGTCCCTTGTGAAATGTCTATCAAATCAAATAAAAATAACAATGAGTGGAATGCTGGTGCTATGTCAACTCAATTTGGTAATAGTGTAAACCAACGCATTACTCTTTCCCGTAAAGAAAGTAGCCCACATACTAATACATTGGTGTGTATTAATAAAGTATGGACTCTTAAACCTGAATCACCTATGGGTCAACCCAAGTTGATGAATAAGGGTGGGTATGCTATGTGGTTTGATTCAACATTTGTAGTTACATTTGGTAATGTAATGTCAGCAGGTACATCTAAAATTAAAGCAATTAAAGATGGCAAGCAGGTAGAATTTGCTAAACGTACTAATCTACAAATTGACAAAAACCACATTAATGGAGTTACTACTAGAGGTAAAATTGTTATGACGCCTCATGGGTTCATTAATGATGATGATAAAGAAATTAAAGCCTATAAAAACGACCATGCAGAAGCTTGGAGGGAAGTTTTAGGAGGTGTAGATTTTGACATTATTGAAGAAGATCAAGAAATACAAGATATTTCTCACTTCGCAAAAGAACCTGACTAATGAATAAGAAGGATTATTTGGAGATGCTCAATAACATTGAGCAAGGGGAACCTACTGCCAAACCAGGACAACATGAGAGAGTGGTGTTTATTGATGGGTTAAATTTATTTTTGCGTAATTTTGCTATGCTTAAATTTGTTAACCATACTGGAACACATATAGGGGGGTTGTCTGGGTTTTTACGTTCGTTGGGAGCCCTTATCAACCAAATTCAACCTACTTCTATATATATAGTATTCGATGGAGTGGGTGCCTCCACTAATAGGAGGTACCTACTCCCCGAATATAAGTCGGGTAGAAATTTGAGTAGAATTACTAATTGGGATATTTTTGATAGCATTGATGATGAAAATGACTCCAAAGTGGATCAAATTACACGACTGATCCAATACTTAAAATGCTTACCAGTTAAAGTAGTTTCTATAAATAAAGTAGAAGCGGATGACATTATAGCTTACATGTCAAAAGATATGGCTAAACGCTTTAATACTAAGTCATATATTGTTTCTAGTGATAGAGATTTTCTCCAATTGGTAGATGATAATGTAACAGTTTACCGTCCTATAGAACGAGAATTTTATAGTCCTGTTACTGTACAAGAAAAATTTGGTATTGTCCCTGAAAATTTTATACATTATAAGGTATTATTAGGAGATGCTTCTGATAAAGTACCTGGTGTTAAAGGTTTAGGTAAAAAAGGTGTATTGAAACGTTTCCCTGAATTGGCTGACGGACCTATGCCCTTTGATAGGTTGTTTGATTTAAGCGAAAAACGTCTTAAAGAGAGTGTAGTTTATGCTAGGGTGATTCAAAACTGGGATCAATTACTTAATACTAAAAAAATCATGGACTTAGAAATTCCAATGGTATCTGATGAAGAAAAAGAATTTTTATCACAGTTTCCCGAGGAACCTTTAAATGAACTTCGTATACTTGAGTTTATGAGTTTATACAACGAAGATGGTATGACCCATATTATTAAAAACACCGAGTTTTGGTTAAAAGATACATTTACAAGATTAGTTTATGACGCTTAATAGTCTCTCCACATATGGTACTGCCTTTCAAGTAAAGGTTTTATCCTCCTTACTCACACATAAGGAATTCCTTCAAAATATACATGATGTATTAACTGAGGAATATTTTGATAATACTGCCCATAAATGGATTATAGGGCAAATATTAGATTATTATGAACAATACCATACAACACCAACAATGGAGGTGTTGAAGGTAGAAATGAAAAAAGTTGAAAATGAAGTATTGCAACTATCTATTAAAGAACAACTTAGAGAGGCATACCAGTCTTCAAACGAAGATTTAGAATATGTTGAAAACGAATTTTCATCTTTTTGTAAAAACCAACAACTTAAAAAAGCTCTCCTTAATTCCGTTGACCTTCTTAATTCTGGTGATTTTGAGTCTATTAGGAACCTTATTGATAGTGCTTTAAAAGCAGGTGCTACTAAAAACATAGGACATGAATATATTAAAGATACTGAAGCACGTTATAGGGAAGATGCAAGAGCAGTTGTACCAACCCCTTGGGATAAATTTAATGACCTTATGCAGGGGGGTCTGGGTAATGGAGACTTTGGTCTTATTTTTGGCAATCCTGGGGGAGGTAAGTCGTGGACTTTGGTTGCAATGGGGGGCCACGCCGTTAAACTAGGTTTTAATGTAGTTCACTATACGTTAGAATTAGGCGAAGATTATGTAGGACGACGCTATGATGCCTTCTTCACAAATAAGCCAGTAGATACACTATTTAAAAATAGGGATAAAGTAGATGACGTAGTAAAAGAACTACCAGGTCAGCTTATTATTAAGGAATATGCCCCTGGTCAAGCTACTATAAATACTATACGTGCTCATATCCAAAAATGTGAGGATTTGGATTTTAAACCTGACTTGGTAATCATTGATTACGTAGACCTTCTCTCATCAAAAAAGCGAACCCAGGATCGTAAGGGAGAAATTGACGATATTTATGTTAGCACTAAAGGTCTTGCTAAGGAACTACAGTTACCTGTTTGGTCTGTTTCCCAAGTAAATAGAGCTGGAGCAAAGGATGATGTAATCGAGGGCGATAAAGCTGCTGGGAGTTATGATAAAATCATGATTACTGATATAGCAATATCACTCTCACGAAAACGAGAAGATAAAGTAAATGGCACAGGTAGATTCCACATTATGAAAAATAGATACGGCATGGATGGAATGACCTACTCGGTAGTTGCTGATACTTCAACTGGACACTTTGAGGTTACAGACCATCATTTTGATGATAGTGATAGCCCCCAACCAGTCCAAAGACTAGAAGGGACAAGTATGAATACTCTGGATCGAGACCAATTAGCGCAACAATTTTTCCAACTTAATTCTTAATAACCAAACCAAATGACAAGTAAATTACTTACTGAAAGGATTGTATATAAACCTTTCGAATACCCAGAGGCAGCAGATTACTGGCTTAAACAACAGCAAGCCCATTGGATTCATACTGAAGTCCCAATGATGAGTGATATTAATGATTGGAAACAAAATTTAAACGAAACTGAAAAGAATATAATTGGGTCTATCCTTAAGGGATTTGCCCAAACCGAAACAGTAGTAAATGACTACTGGACGGGTCTGGTAACTAAATGGTTTAGGAAACCAGAAATCATAGCAATGGCGACCACCTTTGGGGCTATGGAAACAATACACGCCGAAGCATATTCACTATTAAATGAAGAACTTGGACTTGATGACTTCTCGGAATTCCTTGAAGATGAAACTACGATGGCTAAAATTGAAAACCTTATGTCTGTTAGGGATAGTTTTGGTGATGAAAAAGATTGGCATGAAATTGCTAAGTCACTCGCTATCTTTTCCGCATTTACCGAGGGAGTTAACTTATTTAGTTCCTTCGCCATACTCTTATCTTTTAAAATGCGAAACAAGCTTAAGGGAGTGGGTCAAATTGTTGAATGGAGCATTAGAGACGAATCAATGCACTCCGAAGCGGGATGCTGGTTATTTAGAACACTTATCGAGGAAAACCCTGAGCTCAAGACTCCGGAACTCCAAACCGCAATAACTGAAGCTGCCCTTCTTTCCTTACAACTTGAACTTGATTTTATTGAAAAAGTATATGAAATGGGAGATTTAGAAGGATGTAATAAAGAAGATTTAATCTCATTTATTAAGCATAGAGTTAATACTAAAATGGGTGATCTCGGTTACGAAGGTGTAGTTAATGGGATTGATCCAAATGCACTTAAAAGAATGAAATGGTTCGATAGCTTATCAGCAGGAAAACAACACACAGACTTCTTTGCAAGTCGAGTAACTAACTATTCTAAGGGCAACATGTCCTGGGATGAATCAATATTTTAAATTATGGACGGAAATTTAGTAGCAGATACAACCCAATGGGTTAAGGGTAAAGATTACCCTGAATGGATGGATGAAGTTGGTGTAGCAACCATCTCTAAGGGATACTTATTACCAGATGAAACACCCCGAAAAGCATACCGGAGAGTTGCAAAGGCAATCGCGGAAAGAATACATCGCCCTGAACTTGAAAGTAAGTTTTATAAATACATTTGGAACGGTTGGATTGGGCTTGCTAGCCCTGTACTCTCAAACACCGGTACAGATCGTGGCTTACCCATTTCTTGTTTTGGGATTGATACACCTGATTCTGTCCGTGGGATTGGTCTTACAAATGCGGAACTTATGAAATTAACCGCCCTTGGCGGGGGTGTAGGCATTTCAACTAGTAGAATACGCCCAAGAGGAACTACAATTACGGGTAATGGTAAATCCGAAGGAGTAGTACCATGGTGTAAAATCTATGATTCTGCCATTATAGCCACAAACCAAGGTTCAGTCCGTAGAGGGGCTGCTTCCGTAAACTTAGATATTAACCACCCTGATATCAAAGAATTTATGCAAATTCGAAGACCAAAGGGTGACCCAAATAGACAATGTCTTAATCTCCACCAGTGTGTAGTAGTAGATGATTCGTTTATGAGACGTCTCCAAGATAGGGATTCGGAAGCTATGTCACTATGGCTTGATATATTGAAGACAAGAGTAGAGACAGGGGAACCGTACATTATGTTTAAGGACAACGTTAACAAAAATAATCCATTGGCATATGCCATGAATAATTTAGATGTTAGCATGACCAACATCTGTACTGAAATTACCCTTCATACTGATGAAGAGCATAGTTTTATCTGCTGCCTCAGTTCTCTTAATCTTGCAAAATATGATGAATGGAAAGATACAGATGTAGTAGAAACATCTATCCGTTTCTTAGATGGTGTAATGCAAGAGTTTATTGACAAATCTAATGGTAAAGATTCTCTTATTAGAACTCATAGACATGCTTTAAAAGGTAGAGCATTAGGTCTGGGAGTAATGGGTTGGCACTCACTTCTCCAAAAGAAAAACCTACCATTTAATTCTATAGCTTCAACAGCATGGACCCACACCATTTTTAGTGATATTAGAAGTAAAGCTGAAGCAACTTCTAGAGAATTAGCCCAAGAATATGGAGAACCAGTATGGTGCAGAGGAACAGGCATGAGAAATACTCATCTACTAGCCATTGCCCCCACTGTATCTAATTCACGACTAAATAGCTGCTCAGCGGGTATTGAACCCATTCCTGCTAATATTTACACTTTTAATGGTGCTAAAGGAACTTTTATTGTAAAAAATAAAGAGCTAGAATGCTTATTAGAGGGTAAGGGATATAACACTGAAAAAGTTTGGGACCAAATACTAGCAGATAATGGCTCGGTTCAAAATCTTTCGGATAATATATTAACCCCTGATGAGAAGGAGATATATTTAACTTTTAGTGAGGTAAATCAACTTGAATTAGTTAGACAAGCTGCTATTAGGCAAAAATATATTGATCAAACCCAATCCTTAAATCTTTCATTTGACCCTACAGACTCCCCAAAATGGATTAACCAATGTCATATGGAAGCTCATAGATTGGGAATTAAAACGCTCTATTATTTACGTACAGACAGCGTTATAAAAGGCGATTTGGGCAGTAGAACAGCAGAATGCGTTTCTTGTGACGGTTGACATATGTATACCCGAATTTCAAAACAAATTATTATGAAAGAAAAAACATTAGGAATTATTAGACACGCTTTAACCTTTGTAGGTGGTGTCTTAGTAACACAAGGTGTCCTTGATGATGCCATGTTTATGGAATTATTTGGTGCAGTAATGACACTCGTTGGTGGTGTTTGGTCTGTAGTAGATAAAGTTAAGCCTGAAGCAGAAGCTTAAGAAGTAAACAATTAACTTGTGAGGGTCTAATCAGTTATAAAATACTGGTTAGACCCTCTTTTTATCTAAAAATAAATGAAGTCACCTATAACATTTGAACAGTTTACCAAAAATCCAGTTGCAGCAATAGCATTCGCAGCGCTAGCAGTAATAGGGTATTTGTATGTGGACATGATGGATATTCATGAATCCCAACTCGAAAATTTAGAATCTTCTTGTGTGCAGAGAATCGAGGATCATAAGGAAAGGATTGAATCCTTAGAAGAGACCATTCTTAGATATGAAGATAAACTAGAAGCCATTAACGAAAAGTTACTAGAATGTTTAGATACAAACAACTAATATTTGTAGTATTATTAACCGGTTGTACTACACAAGCGGGAGAAACTACACACCAACCTTTAGAACTCCCTATAGAATCTACCAAATTCCATCCTAATGATGATTTGTTAGCAACAGTAGAAGCTACTCTAGATGTAGCTGATGAAGCTATTGAAGGAATTCTTGAGGAAAAAATAAAAACCAAAAACAAAATTTCTACACTCCAGAATACTGTGGACTATGAAGAATCTTTACTTGAAAATTTAGAGGGTTCTTTAGGAGCCAAAGATAGTTTACTTCTTGCCTATCAATCAACAAATCAAGTTCTTGGAGAAAAAGTTCAAGAAATAGAAAATAACCTAAATCATGCATTACATAGATGTAGTAATGAATGTTACCCTACAATCATAAAATTGAATCAAGAAAATCAAGATTTGTTATATAGCATTGATTCTTTACAAACTTGGGTTTTTTATTTGGATTCATTAATTTCCACCAATAGGAGGTTAAGCAAAAAACTCACCCCACATGAAATTAGATGATGATACAAGTTTTGGAATTAATATTAAATGGTTAATTCAAATTGTAGTAGGTGTTGGAGGAGCAGTTTGGGGTTATTTTACTATAATGGCTGCCATTTCCCATCTCGAAATTGAAACAATGAGACACAACCAGGAAATAGAGCTTAATTCTGAATTTAGGATTAAATGGCCTAGAGGAGAAATGGGGTCTTTACCTGATGATGCAGAACAAAATTTAAGACTTAATCATTTAGAAAGAGATTTAGAATATCTTGAAGTATTAGTTGATGAGTTAAGACAAAAAAATTGTAATTAAAATGGTTTTATATTATTATAATGCTAAACTCGATAGAGTTGTAGACGGTGATACCATAGATGCTATGGTTGACTTAGGTTTCACTACTTGGAAACATGTACGGATTCGCCTAAACGGAATAGATGCTTATGAATCTCGAACTAGAGACCTAGTAGAAAAAGCAAAAGGTTTAAAAGCTAAAGCACGAGTAGAAGAACTTTTAGCTCTTACAGAAGGTAAGTTTTTTTTATTCTCTAAAGGTGTAGACAAATACGGTAGATGCTTAGGTGATGTTAGAATAGAACCTAATATCCATAACCATATTAATTTAAGTGAAAGGTTATTAGCTGAAAATCTAGCAGTGCCCTATTACGGAGGTAAAAGATAAGTTTGGGAACTTAAATTTTATTTCGTATATTCACCTCATGCACACGATTGAGGATATTGAAAAACAGTTATCTCAACTTCAAAAGTTGAATTACAATCAATTTTTTTGGTGGCGCCGTTGGGGTCGAAAATCCCAACCACTTCACAATTATTCTCCCCTGATTGAAAAAATCCGCAATGGGGATTATGATCCAAGCCCATATCTTTTTCAAATTTATTATTGTAATTGGGAAATTGAACAAAAGTACAAACAGTTTGAAGGCGATAGTCGTGCTCAAGCTTCCGAAACTCGTGTTGATAAAGAACGCCGTCGACGTCTTACTGCTGACCACGAAAAATATGAAAAAGAAAATCTTGCCCAATTGCAAAAAGATTTTCTTACGGTTTTTCGTATGACCAAAACAGATTACAAAAGAGATTCAATTGAGGTTGGAGGCACGCCTGAGGAATTTTATAATTATTGTGATGACACTTACGGCCGATTCAATCGTCCCTCAAATATACCCCGTAGAGGTCGACCACCAAAAATTAAACAATGAGTATACAAGCAACAGTAAAAGGAGTAAAAGTTTCACATGAAACCCCCTTTGCATACCTCCAATCAAGTTTGGAGTATAATGATTATGATTATCTCCTTCCTCACCTATATGATGAATACAAGGAATATAAAGAATTCTTCCAAAGAGATAATCATAGGGGAAGACGTTATATTATAATGGATAATTCCCTTCATGAATTGGGGGTGCCTTATTCAAAGGGTAGAATGATTTCTATTATTGAAGAAATTAAACCCGATGAATTCATAGTGCCAGATGCTTGGGAAGATGCTACTTTGTCTATGAGACAAGCTAAAGAGTGGAGTTTTATTGAGTTACCTAAAGGAGTAACTAAAGTTGCGGTAGTTCAAGGTAAATCGTTTGATGACGTAGTAAAGTGTTATCAAACGTATAAATGGCTGGGTTATACGAAGATTGCATTCTCATATGGGGCTAGCTATTATAACGATATATTCCCACACCCCAATAAGGATGTAGGTAAAGCTTTAGGCAGGCAATTAGTTATTAGCAAAATGATTAATATGGGTCTTATAGGAAAAACCGATAGAATCCACCTTTTAGGTTGTTCTCTTCCACAGGAATTCTTATATTATAAAGATATAAAACAAATAGAAACTATAGATACATCCAACCCAGTAATGGCGGCCTTTGATGGTACCTTATATAAGGGTTGGGGGTTAAACTCCAAACCCAAAACTAAAATTGATGAAGTAATCAACTCAGAATGGGATGAAAGTATCTATGAAGGAATAAAACATAACACTACATATTTTAAATTAATTAATAATATAACATGAAAAAACAAGCAGTACTATCATTAAGTGGAGGTATGGATAGCTCCACTGTGTTACTTAGGTTATTGGCGGATGGCTATGAAGTAACAGCACTATCCTTTGACTATGGGCAGAAACACAGAGTAGAACTTGAACGAGCCCAAGCACTAGTAGATTATCTTAACGATAATGGTCAAAATGTAAAATATGGAACTATTAAGCTTGATGGTTTGGCTCCTATGCTCAACAGTGCCCTTGTAGAAGGTGGTGATGAAGTACCTGAAGGTCACTATGAGCAAGAAAACATGAAAGAAACAGTTGTTCCTAACCGCAACAAAATATTTTCTTCAATTATTCAAGCAGTAGCATTATCAATAGCAAATGAAAAAAATACAGAGGTCCATATTGCGATGGGTATTCATGCAGGTGATCACGCAATTTACCCTGATTGCAGACAAGAATTCAGGGACGCTGACTATACAGCCTTCACCGAAGGCAATTGGGACGCTGAGCGCGTTAGCTATGTTACCCCTTATCTTAATGGGGACAAGTATGATATCTTGGTCGACGGGGCCAAGTGCTGCAACGAATTGGGGTTACAATTTGGAAGCGTTTATAAGAACACAAATACTAGTTACAAGCCCATTAATATTGATGGTACTTGGTACAGCGATTATAAATCTGCTTCATCGGTGGAAAGGGTTGAAGCTTTTCTCAAATTGGGAAAACCAGATCCGGTATCATATGCTGATGAATCAGGACCTGTTACCTGGGACGTTGTACAGAAGCATGTTAAAAACATTTTAGCTGAAGCCTAATGTTTATATCAACTAAAGTATTTGACGGATTTAGCTGTGTGTTCCGTCAAGCTAAAGCAGAAGGTACACATTGTAGATTTCTCCATGGATATGGAATCAGCTTTAAAGTATGGTTTGAAGGTGAACCCGATGAACGTAATTGGGTTTGGGATTTCGGGGGTATGAAACGTGCTAAAACCGAAATTGATGGTATGAGTGCTAAAATGTGGATGGATCATATGTTCGATCACACTATGCTTGTAGCAACTGATGACCCTTTCCTTGAATCATTTAGAAGGATGGATGAAGCAGGTGTAATCCAACTTAGAGAAATACCAGCAACAGGTGCAGAAAAATTTGCTGAGTATATTTATGGTAAGCTTAACCCATTCGTTCAGGAAGAAACCAATGGTAGAGTTAGAGTTAAACAAGTAGAATTTAGAGAACATGGAAAAAACACAGCAATTTATGCTGAATAAATAAAAGTTAATAATCAAAATCAAAATCAAAATTATGAAAAATGTTTTAATGGCCCTTGGGTTGGCCTTAACTACCCTAGTTAGTTCTGCACAAACAACAGTTGTAGATATTATTGTAAATAGTGAAGATCACACTTTGTTAGAAGCTGCAGTTGTAGAAGCCGGATTAGTTGAAGCTTTAAGTGATACAACAGGTACATTTACAGTATTTGCACCGACTGATAGTGCATTTATTGCGTTAGCAACTTCACTTCAACTCGAACCTACTGACCTATTAGAGCTACAAAATTTAACAGATATTCTTTTATATCACGTACTTCCGGAAGTATATTTAGGAGAGGTGCTTCTTCCACCATCAATTAATTCTATGTTAACCACTTTACTCCCTGAAGAACCAATGTACATACAATCAGATGGCATGACTATTACAATAAATGGCATAGCTTCAGTAACTGTGGCAGATCTTATTACTGACAATGGTGTTGTTCATGTTATTGATGCAGTTCTTGTACCTAATAGTACCAACTCAGTATCAGAGCTAGAAAATAAAATCCCACAAAATAATATTTACTACAATATTATGGGTCAAGAAATTGATAGTTATGATCAAATCCCTTTTAACTCCATTTACATTAAAAATGGTGAAAAGTTCTTAAAGATCGAAAGATAATATGCTTAAAAGGATAGAAGATTACGATAAAGTATTACCTGTATTAGAGGTATATCGATGCGTGCAAAGTGAGGGCTCCCGTTTCGGGCGCCCCACTATTGCCGTTCGAACCACAGGATGCACTCATAGGTGCTACTTTGGTGAAGGTGGATGGTGCGACAGTTGGTACACATCAATTCACCCTGAAAAAGGTACATTTACATTTAATGACATTATCAATATTTATGATGAGAACCCTCAAGTAAAAGAGATGATGTTAACAGGGGGTTCACCAACAATGCATCCTGCTTTAGTAAATGAACTTACCCACTTTGCCAACGAAAGAGGAATCCTCATTACAATTGAAACCGAAGGGTCTCACTTCGTGGAAACGGATTTTCCACTTGGTCTCATATCCCTTAGCCCTAAGTTTTCTAATTCTATCCCTGTTGTGGGTGTTACTACTCCCGGTGGTAAAGTTGTTGATGAAAGGTTTGTCAAACAGCATAACAAGTTTAGACTCCATTATGAAAATATTCAAAAAATGATCGACTTCCATAGTGACTATCACTATAAACCAGTGTGGGATGGAACTGATGAAGGTTTAGCCGAAATTGAAGAATTTAGAGTTAAAATGGATATTCCTAAGGACAAAACATTCGTAATGCCAGCAGGTGATACAAGAGAAACATTAATTGAAATGTATCCCAAAGTATTTGAGATGGTAGCAGAGCATGGTTATAATATGACTGGTCGTGATCACATTATAGCATATGATACAGAACGAGGAGTATAATATCTGAATACAAAATAAAATTGAGAAAGGCACCTTTGGGTGCCTTTTTTAATATTTATTATAGAACGTTTTAAACAACAAGCTATGAATAAATTATTTACTTTACTTTTACTGTTACTAACTCTTCCCCTTTTTGGACAAGATAGATGTGGAACCGATATATTATTTGAACAACAACTACAAGATCCCAAATTTAAACGAAGCTATTTAAAACTTGAAAAATTAGCAAAGAAGGCAGAAGAAGCTAAAAAAGTTTTATCTATGCCTGATCTTCCCATTACAATTCCTGTAATAGTTCATGTAATTCACTTTGGTGAACCTTACGGAACTGATTACCATTTACCTGTGGAATTTATACAAGAAGCTTTTGATAATTTAAATGATAATTTTGCGGGAGAATTTAGTGATGACCCTACAACAAATACTCAAATAGACTTTTGTATAGCAAATGCTTCTACTGATGGAGAACCTATTGAAGGTATTAGATATTACGACTGGGATAATTTAGATATAGAGGAGTGGGATGCTACCGCTTTTTATAATAACCATATTGCAGTATCTAATTTATTGGGGTATGATAGGAATAATTATTGTAATGTGTTTGTTGCCCCTTTTGGTAGCCCTTTAGGATTTGCTTACCTCCCCTCGTCTAATTTTGGGGTTTTTGTAGGTACTAATGCTTTTGGTATTACTAATACAGGGAATTATGGGTTAAATAGAACTTTAGTCCATGAAATGGGGCACTATTGTGGATTATACCACACATTCCATCAAACAAATACATGTACTCCTACTAATACTAATTGTACATCACAAGGAGATAAAGTATGTGATACACCTATTACTACAGGAAACTTTGGGTGCCCCTTAAATGGGGGTGCTTGTGGGAATTCTTTAGTAGAGAATTTTATGGATTATACTAATGATGGATGTATGGATAGTTTTACTCAAGGGCAATCCTTAAGGATGTTATCACAACTAGAAACCTTTAGACCAGGAGTGGTAAATAATAGTTTGGCATGTGGGGCTATTAATGGAGTAGATGTAGGGGTAAGTGGTTTAGCAGTACCTGATATTGGATGCTCTAATATTAAAGATATAACTTTTAATTTACAAAATTTTGGGGATAGTATAAGTGAAGCTACTATTAATTATTCTATAAATGGTGAAGATAATTTTATTACTTGGATGGGTAATTTAGGCTTTGCTGAAAGTGAGATAGTGACTATACCTAATATTAATATGGGGTATGGTATTGTTGATATAGAGGTTAATGTAGAAGCATTAGGTGACGTATATGAAGATAATAATATTAATACCCTCCAAATTAATAATTATGAAGGTACTTTTATAGACATTACTATAGAATTTGATGCTTTACCTTATGGATTCGAATGGAGTCTATATAACTCAGATACTGAGGAATTAATTGATGAGGGGGGTTACTATGATAATGAGATATACGCATGTGAGGTTGAAACTAACACCTATTGCTTAGAAGAAGGGAATTATGTTTTAGTTTTAGAAGACCTATTCGGAAATGGTATGTTTTACCCTTGTGGGGGTCCAACTTCTATTATAAATGGTAATGATACTCTAAACACAGTAACAGGAAATTGGGGAGATGAAGAGATATTACCTTTTTATGTAGGTCCTCCTGACCCTTGCCCCCTATCAGATTGCCCTTGGGATGTAGATGGGAATGGGTACGTTTGGACTAATGACATACTTGTGATATTACAATATTATGGACTCGAAACAGAATGTAGTCCTTTTGATATTAACCAAGATGGTGTAGTAGGAGTTGATGATATATTAGATGCTATTGCTAACTTCAACACAGAATGTACTACTGGTGAATTAACACCTGAAGGGGGATTTGATGCTTTTTTGAAAAATGAACAAGAGGGTAAATTAGTAACAACTACTTTATATAACATGATGGGTCAAAAGGTCCAAGAGGGAAACCACCTAGACACAGGTATATATATTATAGTTAAAGAATGGAATGTCCCTGAAGTGGGTGTTTTTGTTACTAAAGAAAAAATCTTCCGTGAATGAAAAAGTTAATATTAATTTTACTACTTTTACCCTTTAATTTATTAGGTCAATGTGATGTAGCAATTACTGATGTAAACCTTAATACTTATGAGGTTACTATTGAAGTAATTAACTCTGAAGGATGCACAGCTAATGGACCTGGTGGAGTAGATGGTGCTGTAACCATGTTACAGATAGGATACCACTTACCAGAAGCCATTGATCCTAATAATGAAGTTGTAGATTTATTAACCCTACCTGATGCTCCTTGTAGCCCCCAATGGGTAGCCAATGGGTTCACTTTAGGAATGGTAGCAAACCAATACTCGGGATGGTGGTATAGCCCAACAGCAACCGTTACTTTTGACCCGGATTTAATGGGGGATGGTTTGGTAACAGGTGATGTGGTAGTAGTTCCACTTAATCCCCCTGGAGATTATGTAAATACCCCATACCCCTTAGCGGAATGTGGTGATGATTTAATTGACTATTGGTTGTCTGAAGGTGAATGTATTGAATTTGTTGTATGGCAGTTAAATTATGGTGCTACTTGGCATACTGCTAATGGAGGATGGGCTGAAACTGCTAATGGCTACGTGCCTGACCCCTCTACTTACCAAGACCCTAACTGTAATAATTCATGGTACTTATGTAGAGATGAAAACCCAGGAGCAGCTGTAGCAAACCCTGATTTTTGTGAAACTATTTTAGACGAATGTAACGATCCCATAGCATGTAATTACAATGAAAATTGGGGTGAACCTGGTGGGTTTTGTATATATTGTGATACACCTAATGGTGAAGAACTGTGTGAGGAGTATCAAAATGTAGGGGGTTATTGGAATTTCTATTTTAATGCTTTTGACTGTTTAGAAGAAACAGAAAATGATACTATCTATATAGAATTACCTCCTGATACTATTATAGTTACTGAAATAGATACTATTTATATAGAGTTACCTTCTGATACAATATATGAAATTGATACTCTTATAATTACTGTTACTGAAGTAGATACTTTATATATAGAATTACCTCCTGATACTATTACTATAATAGAAATGGATACTCTTTATATAGAGTTACCCCCTGACACAATCATAGAAACTGAATTTATATTTGTAACTGATACTATAGTTGAAACTGAATTTATAGTGTCAGTGGATACAGTTTATGTACTTTACACTGATACAGTTACAGTATATGAGTTTATAGAAATAAACTGTGAAACAGGATTACCTTGTAGTGAATTTAGAAATGAATGTAGTATTTACATACCAAATGCTTTCACCCCAGACAATGATGGGTATAATGATGCTTGGGAAATAGTGTTAGACCCTGAATGTTGGACTGATGTTAAAGCTAAAGTAATAAGTAGATGGGGGGATGTTGTATGGGAATCTAACGATCCCAACAATTTAATTTGGAATGGCAGTTATGAAGGGGGAGATTATTATGTACAAGAAGAAATGTATATGTGGGTGTTTCAAGCACGAAAAAAAGGAACAACTGAAATTAAAGACTTAAAAGGATATATTACAGTTATACGTTAACTTGATTTTTTAAATTTTTATATTTACTTTTATGGTAAATTATTAACTAAATGAAAGTCACACTATTAAATGTTACCCCAAATGCTGAAGACCACATTGTGGAGGTTGCACGTGTATCTAGTTCACGTAAGGATAAGAAAGCTAAACCGGAAGGCCTTTTATCATACCTGGTACGACACAAACACTGGTCACCGTTTGAGCATGGGCACGCAACCTTCGAGATTGAAACTTCCAAAGCCATCGGTATCCAGCTCATTCGTCACCGTTCCTTTTCTTTTCAAGAGTTTAGTCAACGATATCAAGATGTTAATAAGCTAGAAGACATTTTTGAGCCAATTGAACTTAGAGCACAATGTGAAGACAACAGACAAAGCTCAACAGAAGTAATTGACCCTTCTCTCCTTGCTTCAGGAGGTCCCATTAAAATCAGTACGATGATTGAAAATCACTTAACATCAGCACACAACTTATATAATAATTTATTAAAAGTGGGTGTTGCACGTGAACAAGCTCGTATGATTCTCCCACTTGCTACAACTACTAAAATTCATATGACAGGTAGTATTCGTAGCTGGATTCATTTTCTTGAATTGAGGGATGATGAACATGCCCAAAAAGAAATTCAATTAATAGCTAAAGAAATCAAAAAACACTTTGCTAAAGAATTCCCAGTAATAGCTAAGGCCCTAGGGTACGTATAAGCATGAAACATTTATTTGTATTATTTAATTTAGTTTTTTTAGTTGTTATTGGTTGCCATTCCCAAAAAATAGGGTATGAGTTAAGAACAAACGGTAAATCATACCTTACTATAAGTCATAAAATACACGATAAAGGTGGATTAGAATTAAGACACAAAACTGACTTAGGCGAAAACCGATTTACTTATAGACACAATTTTAAAGTAACAGACAAAGTAGTGTTTAGTGTTCCACTTCACTACAAAAAAGAAAAAAACGAACCTACTTGGGAACCTCGTTTAATTTATAAATTTGATAAATTTAAACTTTGGGTGCAACAAGAATTTTGGTTTGACGAGATATATAATTTAGCAATCGCAACCGACATACCTTATAAAAATTATGTTTACCGAGTTGGTTGGGATACATCAAACACAATACGATTTAGAATTTCAATTAAAATTTAACACAACAAAATGAGTTTATTAGCAATGGTAGGTTTTGCACTTGCCGGTTATTCAGTTATCGCTAACGATAGCGTTCAAACATTAGGCACTTGGATTGCCTCTAACAGAGAAAAATTTAAATGGTACGTAATGTGGGCTGCTGCCTCAGCAGTAATGATAGGCACCTTAGTTTATGGATGGGTTACATATGATGGAGATATTTCATTTGGAAGATTAACCAAAATACCATTCCAAGAAGTACAATGGTATCATGCATTAGCTCCATTAGCACTAGTTGCTCTTACTAGAAAAGGTATTCCTGTATCCACTTCATTCCTTGTACTTTCAGCATTTGCTTCTACTTTTGTACTTGAAAAAATGCTACTTAAAAGTGTAGTAGGATATGGATTGGCAGCTATTGCAGCTTATACTTTATGGTTTATTGTTTCAAATTTCTTTAATGAAGACAAAGACATTAAAGAAGAAAATAAAAAATATTGGAGAATAGGACAATGGTTTACTACAGGTTTCCTTTGGTTCACTTGGCTTTCACATGATGTAGCTAATATTGCTGTATTCCTCCCCCGCCAACTTTCAGTTGTAGAACTTATAGGAGTAATTACTTTCTTTACAGCTGGTTTAGGATGGATTTTCTACCAACAAGGGGGTAAAATTCAACAAATTGTTCTTGACAAACAAAACACTAAATATGTTAGATCAGCTACCTTTATTGATTTAGTGTATGCTTTCCTATTACTTTATTTTAAACAGATAAATAACATTCCTATGTCAACTACTTGGGTATTTGTTGGATTGTTGTGTGGTAGAGAATTAGCATTGAATACATACCTTACTAAAAAGGGTAATCTTAAACAAGTATTCCCAATTGTTGCTAAAGACTTCCTTAAACTTTTAGTTGGACTGGTAGTATCAGTTGCAATTGTATTGTTAATACATTACGTTTTATAATAAATTATCTTTTCATTGCTATGGCAGTCACAGTCATTACTGGGTCTGTCATAGCAATTATTTTAAAAAACAATAAAAAATGAAACTAAGTAAAAATCTATCACTAAGTGAAGTAATTAAATCAAACACTGCTTTACGTAGGGGTATTGATAACACTCCCACAGAAAGCCATATCAAAAACTTAAAGTATGTGGCTGAAAAAGTGTTCCAACCTATTAGAGATCATTTTGATGCCCCCATTTACATCTCAAGTGGCTATAGAAGTCAGGCACTAAATGAAGCTATTGGGGGGTCTACCCGTAGTTTCCACTCCCATGGAATGGCACTTGATTTAGACCAAGATGATAGGAATCGAGGAGTTAGTAATGCTGATGTTTTCTTTTATATTAAAGAATGTCTTCCCTTTACTGAATTAATTTGGGAATTTGGTGATGAAAATAATCCTAATTGGGTTCACGTAGCAATTGCTAAAGGAAGGGAAGATGAAAAGAATACTAAAATTGCTAAAAAAGTAGATAATCGAACTATTTATAGTAAATTTGATTTAAAATAATACAGGGGGGACGTAAGTCCCCCTTTGTGTCACATAAATACAATCCAATTTAATTTTTAACCAAAAACAAAAACAAATGAGACAAATCTCAAAATTTGCTTTAGTGGGAGTTCTTTGCATGATCTCTTCACTATCCTTTGCCCAAATTACGGGTAAAGTCACTGATGCTACTACAGGCGATGGCCTACCTGGAGCAACAGTTTTAATAGAAGGTAACACTACTGGTATTTCAACCACTGTAGATGGTACCTTTAAACTAGATGCTACACCAGAGGGAACTTTGGTGGTCAGCTTTATCGGTTATGAAACTGCTAATTTGACAGCTAAAACTGATATGGGAAATATTTCCTTACAACCTACAGCATTAGGCTTAGCAGCAGCTTCAGTTGTTGCTAATGTAATTGATGTAGCTAAGGTTAGAGAAACCCCTGTAGCTGTATCTACAATCTCCCCTCAAGAGATTGCACTAAAAGTAGGAAACCAAGAGTTTCCTGAAATTATGAATTCCACCCCTGGTGTTTATGCTACAAAGCAGGGAGGTGGATATGGTGACTCACGTATTAGTTTACGTGGTTTTGACCAACGTAACACATCTTTCCTTATTAATGGTCAACCTGTTAATGATATGGAAAATGGGTGGGTTTATTGGTCCAATTGGCAAGGTCTAACTGATGTTGCCTCTGGTATCCAAATCCAAAGAGGTTTAGGTGCTTCTAGACTCGCAGTGCCTTCTGTTGGAGGTACTGTTTCTATTTTCACTAAAGCTGCTGATAAAGAACAGGGTGGTAGTGTTTCCCAAACCATTGGTAACGATGGTTACACTAAAACTTCTGCTAACTATAATAGTGGTAAAAATGAAAACGGATGGGCTACATCTTTCTTGTTAAGCAAATGGGCTGGTAACGGCTATGTTGACAACACCTCAGGAGAGGGTTGGACATACTTTGGTGCTGTAGGTTATGAACCAGAAGGATCAAAACATGCCCTTAATTTATCTGTTTTAGGAGCAGGTCAGTGGCACCATCAAAGAGATGTTTGGGTATCAATCCGTGACGCTCAAACTTTTGGAGAACAAAATAGTGATGGTATTAATACCCGTTGGAATTCAAATGGAGGTACTTTAAATGGTGAGGAGTTTAGCATGCGTAGAAATTTCTATAATAAACCACTTGCTACTTTTAACTGGGATTGGGATATTAATGAAAATCTAGCCCTCAATACTTCACTTTACGGCTCAGCTGGTAGAGGTGGTGGAACAGGTCCTCGTGGTAAAAATTACAATGTCCACCCTTATAGAAAGGATTTGTATGAATTTATGTACGAGGATAGTATTACACAATTCCGTAATGAGGATGGTACTATTGATTTTGATGCTATTGTTGCTGATAACCAAGCGGGTGCCAGTGCTGGATATGGAACAGGTGATTCATTGTTAATGGGTAGTGATTTTTATGGCCAGTTAATTGGTTCTAATGGTTATAATGAAAATGGTGTTTACAAAAGTGGTATGGTTCGTAGAGCTTCTATGAATTCACATGACTGGGTAGGTGCAATTTCAAACCTCGAATATGATAAAGATAATTGGAGAGCATCTATTGGTTTAGATCTTCGTAGATATAAAGGATATCACTATCGTACTATTAATAACTTAATGGGATTTGATGCTTATTACTCTACAGGTAATGATAACAGTAACGGTCAATTTGTTAATACAACTGTTGAAGCTAGCCCATTCCAAAACACCGGTTTAAACGGTCCTAAAATTGATTACTACAATGTTGGTAATGTTGGATGGGCTGGTGTCAATGGTTTAGTTGAATACAGTGATGACGATAAATTAACAGCAGTTGTCCAAGCTGGTCTATCTAACCAATCTTTCCAACGTGAAGATTATTTCGACCAAGCACAAAACCCCATCTCAGAAACTGCCAACTTAACTGGAGGGTATCTCAAGGGAGGTGCTAACTATAACTTAGATGAGGCTAGTAACGTATTTTTTAATGCCGGCTTTATCTCACGTCAACCTAACTTTGGAGGTGTTTTCCCAAGCTATGCTAACAATATTAATGACGAACTCCAAAATGAAGAAATTACATCATTTGAGTTAGGATATGGTTATAATAGTGATGTATTAACACTTAATGCTAACGTTTATGCTACTACATGGGGTAATAGGTTCCGTTCATTATCTTTGACAAACGCTCAAGGTATTGATGGATTTGCCCAATTTAGGGACATTGACGTGCAGCATAATGGTGTTGAACTAGAAGGCGTTTATCGTCCAACTAACCGTTTAAAAGTTAAAGGTGCTCTATCTATAGGTGATTGGAGATACACTAAGAACTTTGAAGCTGAATTGTTTGATGACCAACAGCAATCTATTGGTACTGGTACTCTTTACACTGAAGGTGCTAAAGTTGGTGATGCTGCTCAATTTGTAGCGAATGCCGGTGTAGATTATAGAATCGGAAATAATATTAATGTTGACTTAGCCTATAGATTTGTAGATGGGTTATACGCTGATTATGGAATTACTGATTCTGATTTTGCTAATCCTGATAACTTAGGTGCTTTGAAATTACCTTCATATGGTTTGGTAGATTTGGGTGCAACAGCTCGTTTTAATCTGTTTGACCACGATGCTTCATTCAGAGTTAACTGTAATAACTTACTAAATACAACCTATATCGCTGAGTCTAATACTAACATCCATGCTGATGAAAATTCAACTACATGGAACGGTGTTGACACACAGAACTTTGTATGGTTTGGATTTGGGCGCACTTGGAATGCTTCGTTGAAATACACATTCTAATAGCGTATAATACAATTTTAAGAAGGCTACTCCCTTAACGGGGAGTAGCCCTCTAAATTTTATATTTTTACCAAATGATTAAAATTTTTGAAGAAAGTACCCTCCAACAAGATTTGGATACAAATCAAAAACTTTACCTTTATTTTTATTCTACTAGCTGTGGACCTTGTAAAATAACAACCCCCTTAATAGAAGAATTTGGGAATACTACTAATAATATAGTATATCCTATAGCCTCCTTTGAAGGAGAGGAATTACAAAAACAGCTAAATGTAGCAGCCTACCCTAGTATAATTGTAATAAAAAATAATAAGGTAGTAAAAGGAGCAATTGGACAAGAAGAAGTAAAAAAAATTATAGAAAATGACCCCAGCAATAAGTGAAAAAGAGTTAGACTTTAAATTAAAGTTAATCGCTAAAAAAATAAATGACGAACATAAAGATGATCCTGTTCCTGTAGTACTTGTTTGTATTTTAAATGGAGGATTTATGTTTTTTAGTGATTTAGTAAAACAAATCACGGTACCAATTGAAATAGATTTTATTAGGTGTAAGTCTTATCTTGGAAGACAACAAGGTGATTTAGTTATTACTAAAGATCTAGAAACTAAAATTAAAAACAAACATGTTTACCTTGTGGATGATATCTTAGACTCAGGGAATACTATGAAAGCGGTATCTAAATTTTTGCAAGTAAAAGAACCTAAATCTATTACCCCAATTGCGGCCATTTATAAAGAAAACGGGGATTTTGATAAAGTACTTCATATATTACATCAACCAACTGATTCCACATCTAACCCATGGTATATAGGGTATGGTATGGATGATGAAAATGGACATAATAGAAATTTAAGCACAATTTATATAATTTAAATGGAAAATAAAAGAAGAAAGTTGCACAACGATATTGAGTGTGTGCCTGTGGGTTATGCCAATGGATCAGCAATGGATCGACCCCTTACATCTCATGAAAAGGAGGTAATGATTAATGAAGCAGCAGATGCTTATAGTAAATTTTTAGATGCCTTAAAATGTGATTGGAGAAACGACCCTAATTCAATGGAAACACCTAAAAGGGTAGCTAAAGCATATGTAAATGACTTATGGGCGGGTAGGTATAACGGATTCACAGATATTACGTCTTTTCCTAGTGATGGTTATGACGGTATTGTCATTGAACGTAATATTCCCCTTACTAGTATGTGTTCCCATCATCACCAAACTATTAGAGGTGTTGTTCATATTGGTTACGTCGCAGGAGCCGAAGGAAGAGTAATTGGTTTATCTAAACTTAACCGAATTGTAGAACATTTTGGAAGAAGGGGAGCAATCCAAGAACAACTCACCTCAGCTATCCATGGGGGTGTAGAAAAGGTATGTGAAGGTAATTTAGGAGTTATTGTTACTATAGTTGCTACCCACAACTGCGTAAGTTGTAGAGGCATTAAACATTCAGGAGCAGCTATGGTAACAACTAAAGCATCTGGTGTATTTAGAGATGATACAAATCAAGCACGTAAAGAATTTTTCGATAGCTTGAAAATTAACAATGGAGGACATCAAATTTAAAAGTTATGAATAAACAGTTAGAATTATTTACAAAAGTTCCATTTGTGGACGAGGTAGAAGAGTTTAATGATTTAATGAATAAACCCAATAATTATGAACCTATTATACCCGAAACAAAAGAATGGGAGTTCGTTTACAACTTCGTATTGGAAGAACTTGAAGAATATAGAGAGGCATGTCAACGAGGTGACATCGTTGAAGTTTTGGACGCTTTGTGCGACATTGCTTATGTCTCATTGGGGAATGGAACTATGCTACACGGTCTTAAGGATAAAATTTGGCCCGCCTATCAAGAAGTCCAAGCCTCTAACTTATCAAAAGCTTGCTCGACTGAAGATGAAGCACGAGCAACAGTTGAAAAAAGATCCGAAGAGCAAGGTGAGTCCTGCCACTATGAAAAGGTTGGTAGTAAGTATATTGTTTATCGCACGCGTGACCGTAAAGTAATGAAAAATATTAACTACTTTAGACCAGACCTCAAACAGTTTTTTACTGAAAATGAAATAAAAAATGTCACTACGTGATTATGAGGGTTGGAGACGTTACTCTAAATGGAAGCGTGAAAACCGTGATGCTTGGGAACGTAGTATTAAAAAACAAGAACAAATGAGTGATGGACTAACAGAAGCTTTAAAAGGAGCTAAGTATACACGGCATAAAGCCATACCCGTAAAAAATATCAGCCAAATGCCAGACCAAAAATGGCATCGTATAGTTTCATTTGTTAAGTCTGGGGTACGTATATTGGGGTATTGTTTTATTCCTTTTAATTTAATAATCGCCACAATTTTACTTATAATTAGTGAAGTTGTAGGCATAATCGAAGAATTAGTATGAAAAAATTATTATACTTTAGCGCGCCATGGTGCTCACCTTGTAAAACACTAGGCCCTATCATGGAACAAGTAAGCCAACAAGTTAACGTTAAAAAAATTAATGTTGATGATAGCCCTGAAATGGCATCTCATTATGGAGTACGAAACGTCCCCACTGTAATTTCAATCACAGAACTTGGGGAAGAAAAAGGTAGACTTGTAGGAGTACAATCAGGTCAAACCTATATCGATATGTATAATCAAATTTAATGTTTAAGAAGCTACAAGAGAGAATATTCCCCTTTGTAATAGCCTTAAGTGCCCTATCAGTATCGGCATCTGCAGCATTTTACTCAGTCACTGGACTAAGTAAATTGTTTGCAGGTGCTTCAACTGAGGTGTTCATAATGGCGGGGTCATTAGAAATTTCTAAACTTGTAATAGCTTCACTATTATACCAATATTGGGATACTCTTAATAAATTACTTAAAATTTATTTAAGTATAGCTTGTTTAGTATTAATATTGATAACATCTGCTGGTATTTATGGGTTCTTATCGGCTGCTTATCAAGAAACTGCGGCCCTAGCGGGTAATATTGATGCTCAAATTTCTTTAGTAGAAGTTAAAAGGGATAATATTCAAGAACAGTTAGCGGTTTATAATGAAGAAAAATCTTCTATTAACGAGGCCGTAACTGAATTAAGATCGGGGTTATCCAACAATGTAATACAGTATAAAGACAAGGAAACCGGTGAGATTATAACAACTACTTCATCTTCTACTCGCAGAGCATTAGAAAAACAACTTGATCAGGCTATTGATAGACAAACTAAAATTAATAATAAAGTTGACGAACTGAATACCCAACTATTTGAATATGAAACTGAAATAGTTGAAATCCAATCAGGGAGTGAAGTTGCAAGCGAGCTAGGTCCCCTTAAATACCTCTCTGGATTAACAGATGTAGGTATGGATTCTATTATAAATTATCTTCTTTTAATAATAATTTTTGTTTTTGACCCTTTGGCCATAGCTTTAGTAGTAGCTGCAAATTTTGCTTTTGCCCAATTAAAATCTAAAAATAAACCTAATGAGGCTTTAAAGCAAGCCTATGAAAGACATAAAAAAGAAGTTATAAAAGAAGAGGATTTAGATTTAGATGAATTAGTATTAAAAAGTCAAGTTTCAAAAATCAAAAAGGAGAAACCATTAGAGGTATACGGGGAAACTAATCCCCCATCAACCCAATCCCCCCCTCCTCCACCTCCTCATTCTTTTAAAAAAAAAAGAGGAGCAACCCCACAGATTTAACAATAGATTATAATTAAGTTATGTTTAAGAAATGCTACGCTGAGTATGCTGGTAAGAACCAGTATAAGATACACCTATGGGAGGAGAATGATTACAATATTATTCCTTACCGCGTCCCCGCTTATATAGAGTGTTCTGAAAATGAAGCCGAATACCAAGGTCTAAAGGGTGAATGGTTAAAAAAGACTTATAACTGGGATAAAGACAATCCACGTCTTCATTTTCATGATATGCCTGCTTACCAAAAATTTCTTATTGAAAAATATGGGGTTGATGATAATATATCTAAAGGACACCGTGAAGTATTTTTTGATATAGAGATTGAAATGGGTGGGGCACTTACAGAAGAATATATCCAATCTGCTCCCAAACCAGTAACATCAATTGCTTGGTATGATAAAACCCCTGATGAATGGGTTATCCTTATTTTAGATAAGAAAGGCCAAATTAAACATACTAAGGGGCATAAAGAAATCATCCCTGTAGCTACTGAAGAAGAACTATTAGCCACATTTATTGAGAAGTTTAGAGAAATTAATCCCGATATTCTCGTAGGGTGGAATAGTGACTATTTTGATATTCCTTATCTCTATTTTAGAATTTGTAATGTGTTAGGGGAGGAATTTGCTAATGCTTTATCTCCTATAGATGTTGTAAAGGATGAAAGTCAATGGAACCGCAATGGATGGCTTAACATTGCGGGAGTTGAATCACTAGACTATATGAAATTACATAAAAAGTTTAGTTTTAGAGATGAACCATCAATGAGGTTAGATGCCATTGGAGAAAAATATGTTAATTTAGGTAAGATTGAGTACGATGGTAATCTAGATAGACTATTTGAAGATGACATCCAGAAGTTTATTCAATATAACTTTAGGGATGTAGAAATACTTAAAGAACTTGATGAAAAATTTGAATATATTGGTCTAGTAAAAAACCTATCACATAAGGGTAAACACAACTATGGGGAGGTATATGCTAACACCAAAACCCAAGACGGAGCCATCTCAGCTTACTTGCTAAGCCAGAACATTATTCCTCCTTCTCGGGATAGAAATCCTATATTTAAAAAAGGGTATGCTGGTGGGTATTTATTTTGCCCCCAGGCGGGTCTTTATAAGTATATGTTTGATGAGGATTTAACTTCATTGTATCCTTCTATTATTATGTCCCTTAATATAGGTAAAGAAACTTATGTAGGTAGAATATTAGATTTATTTGATGATAGAAATAATCGTTTAGGATTAAATGATTTACAAGCAATGGATCCTGATAAAAAATTATGTGTTGAAAATCCCCAACGCAAACAAACTTATATTGAGTGTGGTAAAATTATTGAAACTATAACAACTAATAACCTAGCCATATCAGCAAATGGGGTAATGTTTAGAACTGATAAACAATCAGTGCTGTCAACCATACTTGCTAAATGGTTTGATGAAAGAGTAGAATACAAAGGTTATATGAAAAAAGCATACAAATCTGGTAATAAAGAAAAGGGTGCATTTTGGCACCAACGTCAACACACCATGAAAATTTTGTTGAACAGTTTGTATGGTGCAACCGCCCTTGGTAGCTTTAGATATGGAAATGTAATTTTAAGTGAAGCTATAACTTTAAGTGGTCAACGCATTATTCAAGAGAGTGCTTTATGTGCCAATCGACACATGAACAAAGTAATTAAAAATGAAATAACATTATGAGTTTAAAACCACAATCAATACGAAATAACGTAAAAATTCTCTGTAATGATGATCCTATCTCTAAACAGGAAATTATAGATATGAGTGCCCTTTGGAGTGAAAAACAAATCATTTTCTTTAAAAAAATGTTAAAACAGGGAGGTACTGCTAAAATTAATAATACAAAATTTAAAATTATTATTGATGATCCTATTTTAACCTCTAGAGGAGAAAAAGATGGAGGTATAATACAAGTTCCTGACGCTGATACTAGATTTTAATGATACACTTAGAAGAAACCCCGTGGTGGATTTGTGATGAGGGTGATTATAACTTCTGTGCCTATGTGGATACAGACTCTAATTATTTTAATGCTGAACCTCTTTTAAAACATTTATATCCTAATTTTGAGGAAATGAGTGATGAAGAAAAAGATAATGTATTAGAACAAGTAGCACTCAAGTACCAAGACATTATCACAGCTGATTATGATAGATTGGCTAGGGATTGTTTTAATATACAAGAGCACCGTCTTGAAATGAAAACTGAGTGCGTTATTCGTTCTGCATATTTTAGAGCTACCCGTAGATATGCACAGTGGATAACTAAACAAGAGGGTATTGCTAAAGAATCACTTGATGTTAAGGGACTTGAATTTAAAAAAGCTAATTTTCCCCCTATATTTGGAGAGTTTTTTAATGATATCTTAGAACAGATTCTAAAAGGTGCTGAACAAAAACATATTGATAAGTTAATTATGGATTTTAGAAACCATGTTATGTCTAAAGATTTAGATATTGTCCAACTAGGCAACCCAACATCAGTAAAAACACTAAATGAGTATGTAGTTCGTAAACCCCGAGCAGGAGAAGTGATGACTGAATTAAAAAAAGGTGCTCCTGTTAATGTCAAAGCAGCAGTAAAATATAATGATTTACTTAACTTTTGGGGTATAAAAGACCATAGTGAAATAGTACAAGGTGATAAAATCAAATGGATATACCTAAAAGATAACCCTTACAAAATTGAACAATTAGGATTCCTAACCTTTGACATGCCAGATAAAATTCGTACATTCCTTGAAGACCATGCTGATAGGAAGAAATCATTTGAGACTATACTACAAAGTAAGTTAGAAAATTTTTATCGTGATCTTGGTTGGACCCTTAACTTGAACCCTAATATTAACAAATTCTTTAGTTTCTAATGATATCAAAAAATAAATTACAATCAGTTATCTCTAAGTACCATCTTGGGGGTAAAGTAGAATCAGTTAAGTGGGTAGTTGAAGGAAATACTTTAACTATTGATTTTATGGCTCCCACTAAAGATATGATAGGTAGAGTAATAGCATGGGAATTCCCCATTGCCCAAGATGGCACCCTGGCCATTTTTAATACCAGCCAACTTAACAGATTAATGGGGGTGTTAACCGGTGATTTAGTACTTGATGCTGAAAAAACTAAAGCAGTATTAACTAAACTAAACATCCAAGATGCTAAGTCTACTATTAACTATTCACTTGCTGATCCACTTATGATACAAAAAGTAGGTGAAGTAGATGAAAATGTTGAATGGCAAGTAAACGCTACTCTTGAAAATGAAGATTTTCACACTTTTGTTAGAGCAGCAAATGCTATCCAAGGGAATGAAATTGTAGCCCTTACCCCTACAGAAGATATTGTGGGTAGCAATGTGCTTCAATTTACATTTGGTGAGCGAATGGAGTTTTCCAATAAAGTAGAATTCCATGTAGCTGCTAACTTTGAGGATAACGTTAGACAGGATAATAAAATCCCTTTCAGTAGCGAAATGTTACGAGAAGTATTTAATGCCAATAAAACGTCAGATGAATGTCAACTAAGTTTTACGGATACTGGTCTTTTACGCCTTATATTTAGATCCGAAGATGAAAACATAGACTCTACATACTTCGTTGTACGAAAAGCAGATTATTAATATTTATTGACATGCAAAAAGAAGAAACAACATACGGGGAAATGGCATTTGGAACCCCTGCTTGGAAAGTAGGACCTATAGAAGGTTTTCTTAAAAGAAAATTCCCTAATGAAGATAAAGATATAGATGCTTTTTTATATAATGAAGCCCCTACAACAAATTCTGAAAGATTAGAATACAACGGGTTTTATAAAGGGTGGGATGGCTCAGATAGTGAAATTCAACCTTTAGAAATGACAGACCTAGAAGCAGAAGCTTATTTTGTTAAGGACTATAATAGGTTTAAAGAGGAAAAAAACCTAAACGAATGGACAAAGCGCCAATGGCAGCTTCGTGCAGGAATTATTAAATAATTTGGTAATTTTCTAAAAGTTTCGTATATTTATTAGTGATCTTAGGACACCAATCTAGTTATCGTATTATTAACCGTCACCTTAGGGGACACAAAACAAAACAAAATGACACATTTAATGTTAAACCCGGACTTTGCAAGTCCACTTGACGTACTCGTCAAAAACTTTTTCGACTCACAAGGCAAATTTGAAGCCCCAAGTCGCCCAAACGTAACACATCCCATTGATGTGTTTGAAGATGAAAACGGTCTTACACTCGAAGTAGCTTGTACCGGCATCGATAAAAAAGACGTAAAAATTAGTATTGAAGGAGATATCCTTAGACTTTCTTATGATAAAGGAAAACCCATGCCTAAAAAGGAAGAAAATGGGGTCCGATACTATCATGCAGGTATTAAAAAAAGCAATTTTAATTTAGGCTGGAAAATCTCTCGTAGATTTAACCTAACCAAATCCAGTGCTGAAATGGTGAATGGTTTACTTGTACTTAGTATTCCTTTTGCTACTGAAGCAAAACCTAAATCAATTACTATAAAGTAATCCACTTTAGGGTTGGTGTCCTGAAGATCCCTTCGTATATTCCCGCATAAAGCAAAAATAAGTTACATGAATCACATCAAAGACCCCATTCTGGGAGAATATTTCATCCAAATTGATGATTACAATTACTCAGCGTTTAAAACTATTACGCCTGATAGTGGGATTACGTATGATCATAACATTGGTCATTTTTCTAGTTTAGGAAATGCCCTTAAAAGGATTGCCGAGCATAAAGTTCGTCAACAATCCTATAGTAGTATTAGAACTTATATTACTGAATTAAATAACATTTATAACGAATTTAAACAAAACTTTTTGTAATGGTAAAAGCATTATTTAACGCGGTTATTATAAAACCGATTGAAGAAGAAGAAAGTACCCATGGGAGCATCATAGTTCCTGACATGGGTAAAGAAAAAAACCTTAAAGGTAAAGTTGTCTCTGTAGGACCTGGTTACTACTCAGGCATGGGTAACTTTATAGAAACCGTAGTTAAGGAAGGAGATATTGTATTGCTTCCCCAAATGGGTCCTACTAAAGTAGACTATGAAGGAGAAGAGTACTACATGATTGAAGAAAATAAAATTTTAGGAATTATTGAAAAATGAGTAAAGTAACTATTGTAAACTACGGAGACGATTCCCGTAAAAAATTGGTTGAAGGAGTTAATCAACTCGCAGATGCCGTTGTAACTACCTTGGGACCTAATGGTCGTAATGTTGTCATTCAAAGTGAACAGGGTGTACCCCAAAGCACAAAAGATGGTGTAACTGTAGCTAAAGCTATTGAACTTGAAGATACTGTTGAAAACACGGGTGCCCAGCTAGTAAAACAGGCGGCCATCCGTACAGCAGAACAAGCAGGTGATGGTACTACAACATCAACTCTACTAGCCCGTGAAATTGTAAATGCAGGTATGCGTTATAGTGATAAGGGTCACAATGTTGTAGAGATTAAACGTGGTATTGATAAGTGTGTTAAAAAGCACGTAGAAGCTCTTAGGGGAATGTCCCAAGATATTTCAAGCGAAAAACAACTTCGCCAAGTTGCTACAATCTCAGCTAATAATGATGAAGAGGTAGGTGAATTAATTGCCACCGCAATGGAAAAAGTGGGGCGTGATGGTGTAGTAACTATTGAAGAATCTCGCACTGGTGAAACTTACCTTGAAACTGTTGAGGGTCTACAATTTGATCGTGGTTATAAATCACCTTATTTTGTTACTAACAATGACACTATGAGTGCAAATCTTAAGGATACTGCTATTCTTTTCTATAATGGTAGGATTGCTACTGTAAAAGATTTGCTCCCACTTCTTGAAAATCTATCACAACAAGCTAAATCACTTCTCATTGTTGCCGAAGATATTGATGGTGAAGCACTTGCTACTCTTGTTGTCAACAAAATGAGAGGTATCTTAAATGTTTGTTGCGTTAAAGCCCCAGACTTTGGTGATCGTCGTACTTTACTTATGAATGATATGGCTACCCTTACAGGAGGTGTAGTTGTAGATAAAGATAAAGGTATGAAACTTGACAAATTTGATCTTAAATGGTTGGGTGAATGTCGTACAGTTAATGTAACTAAAGAACAAACTACTATTGTTGATGGTGCGGGTGTTGAGGAAGATATTGAACGTCTTTGTAATGAAATTCAATCTCAAATTGAAAATTCTACCTCCCCATTTGAAACTGAAAAGCTTCAAGAGCGTTTAGCTAAACTTACAGGAGGTGTGGCAGTTGTTCATGTTGGTGGGAATACTGAAACCGAAATGCGTGAACGTAAAGATAGGGTAGATGATGCTCTTCAAGCCACCAAAGCTGCTATTGAAGAAGGTATTGTTCCTGGTGGGGGTGTAGCATTGCTACGCGCCAGTGAAGACATTACTTGTGATACTACAAATGATGACCAAAAGCTAGGATGTACTATTATGAATTCAGCTTTACGCAAGCCATTTAGACAAATTCTTACTAATGCAGGTATAGAAGATGCTCCTCGTATTGAGTTTAGCACCACTTCAGCTGAAAATAGAAATATAGGTTATAATATTAAAACTGGTAAGTTCGAAGATTTCCTTAAAGCTGGAATTATTGATCCTACCAAGGTTACGCGTTGTGCTCTTGAAAATGCTGCTTCAATTGCAGGTACTATTTTGTTAACAGAATGTACTGTAGTTAATAAACCTCAAGAAAATGAAGATGAGGTTGGAGGCATGCCTGGAATGTTTTAATTTTAGCTAAATGGCTGAATTTGAAACAATAGAGCAAAAGCAATTAATTGCTAAAAGAGTACCCCCAGGGGATTCTTGGAAGTTGATGGACGACCCAAATGGGGTCGTCCACTCTTCCCTCACAGAAACTCTAGAGACATATTTCCAAAAGACTAAATTTAATAAAGCATTTTATTTAGATCCTATTGGAAGTGCTTTGTATGCTGTAGATAGAGTAGAAATTGAGGTTGAGCAAGAACCAGTTAAGGAATATAGTTTTTACGGAGAATTCAAACAAGGAAGATAATGGAAAATTCACTTTGGGTTGAAAAATATCGCCCTGATGTACTTACAAATTATGTAGGTAATGAACACTTAAAAAACATTGTTAAGCGATATTTAGAAGAGAATGATATTCAAAATCTAATCTTCTATGGACCCGCTGGCACAGGAAAAACAACACTTGCTAAACTCCTTGTTAAAAATCTCGATTGTGAGCATCTTTATATTAATGCCAGTGATGAAAGAGGCATTGAGACTATTAGGGATAAAGTATCGGGGTTTGCTAGTACGATGTCGTTTAAACCACTTAAAGTGGTTATTTTGGATGAGGCTGATTTTCTTACTATCCAAGCGCAAGCTTCTCTCCGGAATGTTATTGAAACCTTTTCAAAGAGCACTAGGTTTATTTTAACTTGTAATTATGTAGAGCGTATTATTGACCCCCTACAATCCCGTTGCCAAGTACTTAAAATTGTACCCCCTAGTAAAGGTGAGGTTGCTAAACATATTTTTAGTATCCTTTCAAAGGAGAATGTACAACATAGTACAGACCACCTTAAAGATTTGGTAAATCAATACTACCCAGATGTACGTAAAATGCTTAACGTATGTCAGATGTCTGCTAAAGAGGGTGAACTTATTTTAGATAAACAAACCCTTGTATCTTCCAATTACATTGATAAAGTAATTGAATTGCTTCCTAATAAAAAATCATTTAAGCAAATTCGTCAAGTTATTGCCGATTCCAATGTAAATGATTTTGAAGCGCTATATAAAGCTTTATATGCGCGTATGGACGAGTATACATCACGCCCCGCAGAAGCTATTATTATTATTGAAGAATATATGTACCATTCAAATTTTCGTATTGATAAAGAGATAAATATAATGGCGTGTATTTCTAAACTACTTGAAGTCTCTGGTAAAGTTGTTATATAAAGATTTAATACAATTTGGAGACCGAACATTTCTATTGTATCGTACCGTTAAGGTTACAGATAAAATAGAACCTAACACACTAAAAGAACATTGGCACTGTGATACGGTGCTAAAAAAAGAAAACTTATACTATTTTTGTAACGAAATTAAAGAAATAAACTATGAAGAAATCAGACATGACAACCCAACAACCACAACTTGATTTGGGCAAAACCACTTCCATTACAACCGAATCTGGAGGTGAAATTTTTAAGCAAGGATTCATCCTGCGCAAAGTATCCCGTTTCATCACAGGTGGAGAAGACGCTGTCCTCCCCATTCCAGTATTTTATGATGGGGAAACAGGTAAAATCTACTCAGAAACTCTCCCACCTGAATTGAGAGACGAGTATGACACTTTTTGATTGGCTCAAAGAGCTAACAGGTAAAAAACGAGATTGGGACTCCTTCACCGATAAGGAGAAGGAGTCCTTTAATCCTTATATGGTTAATAGATTTATATCTATGCATCAACCATTTGCTGAATTAGCAAATTACGTACAAACTATACCTTATACTGAAAAAGAAAAATATTATAAGGTGTATTGTGGTTTACTTCCCAAACAAAATGTTTGGTTAAAATATATTAAATCAAGTATGAAACAACCTAATAAAAAATTGTTAGAAACAATTGCTTCTTTATATGAGGTTTCTACTGCTCAAGCAGTGGATTGGGTAAATATACTTGATAAAAAGTACATTAAAGAAGCTTTACAACAACAAGGCTTACAAAAAGATGAAATCAAAGAATTATTTAAATAAAAAATGACAACTTTAGCACTACCTACTTATAATTCTTCCCCTATACTTTGGCTCCAACTAGAAAGTCTTTGTAGGCAAGAAACCCAATATGAATGGGAACTTATAGTTTGTGAAGATCCCTCTAAACATTATGCTGGGGAATCTTATTTAGATTCTTATAGATATAAGTTAGAAAAAGCAGGATGTAAACAAATCACCTACATCAGTTTAGATAGGTGGGTTCCTTTAAGTTATAAATGGAAATTATTAGCTTCTTTAGCAGAAGGGGATAATTTTTTATTAGTTGCTTCTGATAATTATTCTCCTCCTAATAGGATTGAAACTACAGTAGAATATTTAAAATCTTATGATTGGGTAGATTGGTCTCACGGAGTATTTTTAGATTTAGATAGTGGAAAATCAGCAAAGTGGAATAGACCAAACTCCTCTTTAACAGGATTATATATGGGTACTAAAACCAAATTTATAAAACCCCTTCAAGGTCCCTATCCTAAAAAAAATATTGATAATTGGATAAGAAACCAACAAAAAATAAATAATAGAAAATCCATAGAAGAAACCCCTCAAGGAATTCATACGGATGGAGCTAATCAAATATCTTTAAATAGGAAGAAATTATACGATGATCTTGCTTTTTTTACTCGATATTGGTCTAATCTGGATAATCTTATCCCCCAAGAAGTTATTACTAAATTAAAATTTAATTTTCCTAAAATAAGAACTAATGGATAGTATTGTAAAATCAGTTATAGAACAATTTACTAAACGAGCAGAGTTTGGTAAAGAAAAGTATGGTGTTGATTTGGATAGAGAGGATTTAGTATTTGGGGAATGGGTTACTCATATGAAAGAGGAACTTATGGACGCTATACTTTATTTAGAAAAATTAGAAAAATTATATAATAATGGGAAAAGAACAGAATAATAAATGGTATAATACTGCATTTAAAAATTCACACAGTTATCATCAATCTTGGGATAAAGTAAATCCTTCTTATAAAATCTTATGGGAAAAGTCTATTGATCTTCTTATCCAAAATAATATTAAGAATATTTTAGATATAGGATGTGGGATGGGGCAAATGGCTGAATTAGCCCATACCCATAACATCCAATATAAAGGTATAGATTTCTCAGAGTATGCTATTGAATTTTGCAAAAATAAAAATTACCTAAACCAAACTTTTGAAGTAGCTGATGCTTTAAAATATAATTATAAAGATGAAATAGAAGGCTATACAACCCATGAATTTTTGGAACATATTAAAGGTGACCTTCAAGTATTAGATAATTTAAAACCTAACAAATTTATTTTGCTTTCAGTCCCTAACTTTGATAGTGCAGGTCATGTTAGATGGTTTATAGATATAAAAAATGTCCAAGATAGATATTCTCCATATATTAAAAATTTCATTGTTGAAAAAGTTACACCACAACATTATCTTGGGTGGGGATATACCATATAAGAATGACTAAAAAACCCCAAATACTTAAGGAGATACAAAATAAGGAATTGCCTGAGGTAAATTATGCTTACCAAAAAACAATTTCTTACTCCCAAATGTCAATGTACAGGAGTTGCCCACACAAGTGGGCACTTCAGTATAAAGATGGACATTACCAGAATGAGCAATCTATTCATTTTACTTTTGGTACTGCTATGCATGAAGTAATCCAAGATTGGCTTACAGTATTATATGAGCAGTCAGGGGTAAAAGCAGATGCTATAGATTTAGAGGAACAATTTCAAGAAAAATTCATAGGATTATATAAAGAAGGTTATACTAAAAACAAGGACACTCACTACTCATCCCCAGAGGAATTACGTGAATTTTTTGAAGATGGAGTAGCCATACTTGACTTTTTAAAAAAGAAACGTAAACATTACTTTAGAAACCGGGGTTGGCATCTTGCAGGCATCGAATTACCTATTGTAATGAACGTTGGTAACAATTTGGTATACAAGGGCTTTATTGACCTCGTATTATACCATGAACCCACAAATAAATTTTATGTATACGATATAAAAACGTCTACTAGAGGATGGAATGTTAAAGCTAAGTCTGATGAAACTAAACAGATGCAGCTTGTACTTTACAAAAAGTTTTTTAATGAACAGTATGGGATCCCACTTGAAAATATAGAAGTAGAATTTTTTATTGTACGTAGAAAAGTATGGGAAAGCAGTGAATACCCCATTCATAGAGTACAACTCCATAGACCGGCTGCAGGTAGAAATAAGCTAAGAAAAGCGGATCGCATATTAGAAGAATTTATTAGTGATTGTTTTACCCCTAAGGGAAAATATCAAGATAAAGAACACCCCAAAGTAGTATCATCTATGTGTAAGTGGTGCCCTTTTAATGATAATAAAGAATTATGCAATAAACACGTATCTTCTTGACTCCATACATATTTATATACGCAAATTATATAAAATATACATTATGAGTAAAAAAGATTTAACATTAACAAGCGTAAAAATCCAAAGTGATTTATTTGAAGAGTTTAAAGTAGCATGTGTTAGACATAAGTTTTCTTTCCAAAAACTTGCTGACCGATGTGTTCATTTGTACCTTACAGACGAGGACTTTAAACGACAAGTTCACAATCACATTAATTTAGATTTAAAATAAAAATAAAAAATGGTTACGAAAATGAAAGGATATGTTCCCAAAGAGGAACGTAAAAAAATACTTCTGATGTGCGATGACATTAGAACCCATTCAGGGATAGCAACTGTTGCTAAAGAAATAGTACTTCACACTGCACATAAGTATAACTATTTAAACATAGGGGCAGCTATCAAACACCCAGAAGCGGGTCAAAGACTTACTTTGAACTCTGATATATCTCAAGCCACAGGCATTCCAGATCCTTCTGTAGAAGTAATCCCTAATGATGGTTATGGGAACCCAGATTTATTGAGGCAACTCATTAAGCATGAGAAACCTGATGCCATTTTTATAATTACAGATCCTAGATATTGGACTTGGTTGTTTCAAATGGAAAATGAAATTAGGAAACATACCCCTATAATTTATCTAAATATTTGGGATGATTATCCTGCTCCTTTATATAATAAGGAATATTATGAATCATGTGATTTATTAATGGGTATCTCTAAACAAACTGTTAATATTAATAAGTTGGTATTAGGGGATAAAGCAGAAAATAAGATTATTTCCTATGTACCCCATGGATTAAATGATAAAGCATTTTATCCCATTGACGAGTCCCATGCTGAGTATGATAAACTTAAAAAATTTAAAACTGAATTATTTAAGGGTAAAGAATATGAGTACGTAGTCCATTTTAATTCTAGAAACATTAGAAGAAAACAAATTCCTGATACCATATGGGCTTATAAGCAATTCATAGATAGACTAACTTTAGACCAAGCCCAAAAATGTGCCATGGTTTTACACACACAAGTTGTAGACAACAATGGAACTAATTTAAAGGCTGTAGTAGAAATGCTTTGTGGGGATGATGAGAAATACAACATTATCTTCTCAGAAAAAAAACTCCCAACTGCCCAGATGAATTATTTATATAATTCTACTGATGTACAAATCCAACTTACTTCTAATGAAGGTTGGGGTCTAAGTTTAACTGAAGCTTTACTTGTAGGTAATCCTATTATAGCCAATGTTACAGGAGGGATGCAAGACCAAATGCGTTTTATTGATGAAAAGGGAGAATGGTTTACACCTAGTAAGGAAGTCCCCTCTAACCATAGAGGTACTTATAAACAGCATGGTAAGTGGGCTTTCCCAGTCTTCCCCACTAATATCTCTATTCAAGGATCAGTTCCTACCCCCTATATTTTTGATGACAGATGCAACGCCTCAGATGCAGCGGACAGTATTTCTGAAGTTTGGGAAATGGGTTCTGTAGAAAGAAAATTTAGGGGAAATTCAGGAAGAGAATGGGCTTTAGGAGAAGAAGCAGGATTTACTTCTGAAAAGATGGGCTATAGAGTTATAGATAACATTGAACGTTTATTTACCACCTGGAAACCCCGAGAAAAATACGAATTAATTAAGATAGAAGCTGGGAAGCCTAAGAAAATGTTACATACCTTAGAATACTAATAAAAATGGAAATAAGACCACTATTTATAATAAGCTGCCCTATTGATACCTATTCGGGTTATGGAGCACGCTCTCGAGATTTAGTTAAAGCTATTATTAGCTTTGGTAAATATAATGTACAAATCCTTCCCCAAAGATGGGGAAATTGTCCTTGGGGATTTATTGAGGATCACCCCGAAGATTGGGGATTCCTTACCCCTCACCTTCTCCCCCCTGTAAACCAACTCCCATCAAAACCTGCGGTTTGGGCCCAAATTTCAGTACCTAATGAATTCCAGCCTATGGGGGAATATAATATAGGATTTACTGCAGGTATTGAAACTACGGTTTGTGATCCTAAATGGATTGAGGGGTTAAATAGAATGGATGTTAATTTTGTTTCTTCAGAACACTCAAAAAAGATTTTCCAAGATAGTAAATTTGAAAAAAGAGATCCTAGAACTGAAACTACAGTAGGTAGCATTGAGTTAGAAAAACCTGTAGAAGTATTGTTGGAAGGGGCAAATTTATCTACTTATTTACCTAAATCTTCTACTTTCAATTTAGATTCTGTAGAAGAAGATTTTGCTTACTTATTTATGGGCCATTGGATGTCAGGGGCTATAGGAGAAGATAGAAAAAATGTAGGAATGTTAGTCCATTCATTTTTAGAAACTTTTAAAAATAAAAAGAAATGCCCTGCTTTAATATTAAAAACAAGTGGTGCAGGTTCTTCTTATATGGATAGAGAATCTATTATTGATAAAATTGATTTTATTAGGAATAATGTTAAAGATGCTCGTTCCCTTCCCAATATTTACCTTTTACATGGAGAATTTACTGATAAAGAAATAAATGAACTTTATAACCATAAAAAGATAAAAGCTTTAGTTAGTTTAACTAAAGGAGAGGGATTTGGTAGGCCTTTACTTGAATTTAGTTTAACCAAAAAACCCATTATTACGACAAACTGGTCAGGTCATCTAGACTTCTTATCCCCAGAATTTACTACTTTAATTAATGGGGAATTAAAACCAGTCCATCAATCTGCACTTGTTCCAAATATAATTTTACCTGAAAGCCAATGGTTTTCTCCTAACGTGTATGAATTTATGCACTACTTAAAAGATATGTTTGAGGATTATAAACCCTATAAGGAAAAAGCAACACGTCAAGCCTATAAAAGTAAAACAGAATTTAGTTATGAAATAATGGAATCCAAACTTCATAACTTTATTAAAAACGCCATCCCAGCTTCCCCCACACAAATCAAATTGAAATTACCCAAACTCAAAAAATTAGAAAATGTCTAAGGATAAATTAACAATATGCCCCCGTTGTGGAAGTGATGCTTGCTATGAACAAGATATGGGATCTGATTATGTTATAAATCTATGTTATGGGTGTGGGTTTACCACTAATACCCTTATGCATTCTGAAAGTAAATTTTTAGAGGAACAAATAGAAGTACTCCCGGAGTTATATAAAGATCTTATTTATGTAAGTGATGACGGATTAAATTGGATGCCCTCTGCTGTAAATAACCCTGAAAAAGGGATGGTATATGCTGATGGGAAAAACCCCAAAGAGTGGAAGTGGGCAGCTGTAAAAGCCTTATCAAATGATGGGGATAAGCCTAAAATGGACATGAAAAATTTAAAACACTTTAGTGAAAAAGACTATATGGAAGCTTTAGATTATATTGGGATGTTTGAAAAAGTAAAAAAATGAAGAATTGTGTAGTAATCCCTGGTTATAACAATTATAAAGAAAAGTTACCTTTTGGATTAAAATCTTGGGAGTATTATTGTAATAAATATAATTTAGAATTAACTGTCCTAGATAGTGAAAGTTCTTTTAATCGCAACCAAGCAATTTGGCAATGTTGGTTTGATATAGAAAAGATTTTTACTAAACATGATAGGATGCTTTTAGTAGATTTAGATACTATAGTAAGGTGGGATACTCCTAACTTATTTGAAATATTCTCCTCCCATTTTAATTGCATCAATCATTGCCCACATTTTGGAGAATCGCCGGGTGAATATCATTATGAGGAATGGAAAAACTTTATAGATTTTATTCCTAATAACTCATTTTATTTCAATACAGGAGTACTTCTATTTAATAAATCTCATTATAAAACTATTAAAAAATATCTACTTCCTTATTATGAATATTATATGGATCAAGAGTTAGTAGGAAACAACCCCCCTCCTAATAAACAACGTTTAAGTGCTTATGAACAAACCCCTATAAATTTAGTAGTACAAAAACATTTAACATCCGAAATAAGATTTAAACCTCTTCTTTTTAATGACTTAGTTATGACTAAGTATAATGATTATAAATTTATTGATGAATCATATATATGGCATTTTACGGGTAATAACATGGGTAATGATAGAGCACAAGTAATGAACCAAACCTGGAACCAGGTAAAACAATATTATAAATGAAAATAAGTTATCAAATATTATGTAAAAATGAAGATAGTTCATTAGAAAAATTATTAGATTTTTTAGTAACTCACAAAAGAGATGAGGATGAAATTAATGTGTGTAGAGATAGTTTAGGTAAAAATCCCACAACTCTACAAGTAATTGATAATTTCAAAAACCACATTAATTACTTCGAAAGAGAAATTACCCACACCATTCACAACCAAAAAAATTGGCTAGCTGAACAAGCTTCAGGGGATTACCTATTCTATTTAGATGCTGATGAATTACTATATGAAGAATTTATTAGTGCCCTCCCAACTATTATCGAAACTAACCCTGATGTTGATATTTACTTCCTTCCTCGAATAAACATTGTGGAGGGAATTACCCAAGAATACATTAGCCAAAGAGGATGGCAAGTAAATGAAAAAGGATGGATCAACTTCCCAGACGTACAAGATAGACTATTCAAACATGGTGGAGGAATAAAATTTAATGAAATTCCTCATGGTAGATTGCTAAATGAGGGTAAAAAATATTCTTTCCTACCTGCAGAAGAATTGTACTCTATTATCCATATTAAATCGTTTGAAAAGCAAACAAGTGATAATAGCTGGCATGATAATAAAGAGAGGGAATTAGGATTACGTAAGTAAAATGGGTAAAATTTTAACTATTATTCCTGTCTATAATAAAGAAGAATTTTTAGAGGGGGCAATTGAAAGTGTACTTCAACAAACCCATAAAAATATAGAGCTAGTACTTGTAGATGATTGTTCTACTGATAAGTCTCTAGAAATAGCTAAATCATATGAACATTTAGATAATGTAACAATACTACAAAATTCTGAAAATAGAGGGTGCTATTATACTATTAATAGAGGATTAGAGCATTTTAAAGATAAAGAATGGGATTACTTCACGGCGCATGGTGCTGATGATCTTTCGGATGTAACTAGGTTTGAAACTCTTTTAAAATATTTTGATAAACCTAATTTATTAGGCTTAAAGTCTACTTACATAAGAGTCAATACTGATTTAGAACCCCAAATAGATCCCCAAAGTGGTCAATACCGAATACGTGCTTCTGAAGGAATAGCTATGTTCCCTAGAAAAACATTTGAAATTTTAGGTTATTATGACAATACTAAAGTTTCTGGGGATACTGATTACTGGTGGAGGTGTGAAGCTTATTGTAAAATTAATCCCACATATACTTTAACAGAGTCTTTAGAGCATTTATATTTGGCTATAGTACATGGGGAAAATTTAACTACAAAAATACCCCCCTCTACTAGAGGGGGATACTTCCAAAAATCTCGGAATGAAATACAGCAAATGATTCAAACTGGTAATTTTTACAGAAATATTTTTAAATAAAAATAAACACTTGCAATATTTATTATTATGGATAAGGAAAAGAAAAAACGTGAAATCCTTTCTGTGGAAATACTTTATGATGATAAAGAAGATTTAGATATATTAACTGAATCTGAAGATTTCCACAAATTATTGTTTGATGAAGTTGTAACTGGAATAGGGGAAGCATTAGAAACCAATTCTACTACAGCTAAAATAATTTATATACCTAATCTAGAATGCTCTGTAACCATATACAGACGTAATTTTAAAGCCGCTATCGAGGGGGTTATTAAATTTTATGAAAAACAGGAAGATTATAAAAAATGTGCTGAATTAGTTAAATTAAAGGAAAAGGTTGATGGGACAAAAAAAAGAAGTAAAGGAGATTCTTGAATCTATTTTAGGTACTACTATTCATTTTACTAGTGATAAAGCAGATGCTGCAACTAGGATAAAAAATGAATTTATTAGAATAATGGATATGTTTGAAGAAGCTTGGCAACGTCAACACGATTTATATTCTAACTACAAAATAGATACTTCTTCAATGGATGATATATTTTTTCAAGTTATAGAAAGTTTAATCCATTTTTGTTTTGAACCCCTAGCAGCTGAAGCAATATTATTTTACGTATACACTAGGTTTGATAGTGGTGAAGAGATAGTACCTTTTTTAGATGATGAAGGGGTAGAACATATTTTCAATAATAAAGAAGAATTATGGGATTATTTAGTAGATTTAAGAATTAAAATAGATAAAAATGCCAAAAGCTAAACCCCTAAGCAAACAGCAGATACAAGCAGCTATGAATAAGACTATGTCTAATAGAGCGGCTTCAAGATACTTAGGGGTATCCTACATTCATTACAAAAAATGGGCTCAAAACTATGACAGTGAAACCCATGAAAATTTATTTGAACAACATAAAAACCAATCAGGTAAAGGTATACCTAAATTTTTAAATGGTAGTGTAAAACAACCTGCTGTATTGGATATTATAGAAGGTAGAGTTGACAGCTCCCACTTCTCAGCATCTAAAATCCGTGAGAGGATGATAGGGGAAGGTTATCTAAACGATTGTTGTTCCAATTGTAATTTTAATGAACGAAGGGTATTAGACTATAAAGTTCCGTTAATAATGAACTTTAAAGACGCTAATAAAAAAAACTATAAGCTGGATAATGTAGAACTTCTTTGTTACAACTGCTATTTTTTAACAGTAGGGGATATATTTAGTGACAAACAGATTCAAACAATGGAGGAACACAAACCAGTTAATGAAGGTAAAGTAGATTGGGAAATTAATGATTACCACTTACAACGCTTAAAAGAACTAGGTTTGGGAGATGATGAAAATGAATTTGATTTAATATCAAGAATATGAATGACGTAATTGAATGGTCCGGGTATAAATGGTTAACCCAAGAAAGGTGGGGACGAGTTCATAAGGATAAGTCCTACTGTTGGTATGATCCTAGTGCAGTAGAAATTACTCTAAAAAACCATCTAAATCTAAAAACCCAGTATAACCCCAAAGAATTCCCTGAGTTAGGAATTAGATCTAAAATGGGAGTAGGGTTAGTTTCATGTGCCACAGAATTTGGTCCTGGAACTTTTGAAATAGAAGCCAAATTACCCTATGGCAAACATTTATGGCCAGCCTTTTGGATGTGGAGCTGGGATAGTTGGCCACCTGAGATTGACATATTTGAAGGTTATTCACATAAAAATCCTAATTATTTTAGATTTAATTGGAATAAGCCCTGGTGTTTTTGGAATGTGGACACTAATGTTCATTATAATGAATATGAAACAGGTAAAAATAAAATGGTAGGGTCCAAAAGTCATTATATGGGTTTTAAAGACCCTACAAAACATTTTATAAAGTATAAATTAAAATGGACTAAAGAAGGTTTATATTTTTTCTATGATAATAGGTTAGTACGTGTTATAGAGGATATGGCTGTAATGAATCAAATAAGCACCACTAAAATGAATGTTGTAATAAATAATCATGTCACACAAGATTTACCTTACTCTAAAGTACCACTTAGTAACTTTATTATAAAATATTTTAAGTATGAAGAAGCGTAAACATCAAAAGTTAGTAACTGATTACGAAAAGCAAAAAAGTAAACACCTTGAAAAGCTTGCAACAAAAAGCTTGGAGAATGATGAAAAGATGCTTAAATTCAAGTCAAAAGAAATAAAAGGAGATTATCTTGACTTATTTTGATATGCCATATGTTAAGCAAATAAAAGTAGAAACGTATGAGGAATTTCTCGCTATGGCTAAAACTAAAGATTTTATGTTGGCTAAAGGAATTGTAGAAAAAGTATTAAGTAACTTGAATACCAAGAAAAAAGAAATACCTGTGTTCGAAGTAGAAGTGGGGGAAGAAGGGGCTATTTATACCTTATCCATGGCAACATCTGAATTTGTAGATATTTTGGAAAAAAACCTTGCTCATTATGAGCGTGAAGAAGAGTATGAAGATTGTACAAAAATTATTAAAGCAATAACCTATTTAAAATCAAAAAATGGCTAGGAAAATCAGCGCATTAGAAAATGCCCCCAGCAACAACAAAGTGAACCGGCCTGGTGTTCACGCTAAAACCAGAACCAGCAACAATAAAAATTCTAAACATTATAAAAAAGCCTATAAAGGTCAAGGAAGATGAGTAAAAATAGCCCCCACCAAAGGTTAGAAACGTTCAAAGATTGGGACCGCTTTATGGAGAATGAATCTCCTGCTTACAAAGAGCGCAAGAAGAAAAAATCAAAAAAGCCAGGTTACCTCCCCCCTGAGGAAGAGGATCTTCAAGATTACTATAGTGGTAAACGTAAGTGATCCCCAAATAGTAAGTGTAGAAGAAGCTATAAAGGCCATGTCCGAAGAGGACTTGGCTTTTGTAGCTACCTACTACCCTATGATGCTTAAAGATATGTGTTTAATGCTATCTTTAGAGGACCAACTAAAAAAGGAAAATAAAAAGGTTAGTCATATGACCGTCATAGCAAAACCGAGGGAGCGTAAAAATTTATTCTTATATTTATGGAATAAGTTTAAGCAATGGCAATTTTTCAAATTTGGGAAGACGGAAAATACCGAGAGGTAATACAAGAATCTTCACAATTTAAGTATAAACCTAAAGGACACAAGTTTGTGAATGTACAACGCTTGACATATGAGCATGAACATAGTTGGATGCCTCCTTCACTTATAGTGAATAATGGTAAAAAATATATTATCCCTAATTGGGATGAGGTACATCCCAAAACCAGACTAAGTGACATTAGGTGGGAACGTCCTGAGGCTAAACCTAAGGAACCTGAAATGGTGATTAAGGAATTTACTTCTAAAAGTAACCCTGATATTACTTATGAGGCACGTAAAGTAACTTTGCCTACTGGAAAAATACAATATAGCTGTACATGTCCTGGGGTATGGAGAGCAAAAGACAGAAAATGTCGTCATATCAAAGATTTGGAATCCTGAATCTCAATTCGTATATTTAGTAAATAAGATAAGGAAATGAGGAATAAACAACATAATAGTCGCCGTCGCCGTAGGGATTATAATAGTACAATGAACAACCTAGCTTATGCTATGGTTAGGGGTGATGTTAATTCTGTTAAAGATTGTTTTGAAAGGATAACACGTTATGGTGGGACGATGAGTCGTCGTGACTGTGAGCAATTCCTTAGAGAGTTTAGAGCAGAAATGGAAGAGAAAGTTCCTAGCAAACAGCAACGTTCAGTAGGTATGGAAAAATCCAAGCGGAATCGTGAAATGCGTGAACTGAAAAGGCTAATGGAAAAAGGATAAAATTTCCGCAAAAGGATTTGGGATCCGGAAATTCAGTTCGTATATTCATGGGGTAAGGTTAAGGCAGAGAAATGACAGATTTTCAAATTTATTGTTGGAGTTTTTTGAGTTTGGTGGTTGTTTTTAATATTTATACTTACTTTAAGTACATTAAAAAATAAAATAAAAATATGCTCGGGTGGTGAAATAGGTAGACACGAGGGACTTAAAATCCCTTTCGCCGAACGGTGAGTGCGGGTTCGAGCCCCGCCCCGAGTACAAAAGCATGCCCCCTTAGCTCAGTGGATTAGAGCAACGCACTTCTAATGCGTAGGTCACAGGTTCAAGTCCTGTAGGGGGTACTAAGTTCTTTATGTATTGAGATAAATTAACATTCGTTTGAAATAATATGCGCTTGTAGCTCAGCTGGTTAGAGCGTCCGACTCATAATCGGCAGGTCCTAGGTTCAAGCCCTAGCAGGCGCACTATTTCGTCCGGTATCTCCTCAAGCTTATACCTTGTAGAAAGAGTAACTGGTTACATATGGGTTCAATCCCCATCCGGACGA